GCCACTTGCGTGCCAGCTGGATTTCGCCAAGTGGCACACACCTAAGCCCTTGATCTTACACAGGTTTCCCTTCAAAAAGCGCATTTGCGTGCCATGTGTGCCACCTAAAACAGACCTTGTTTTTTTTTATTTCTTCTTTTCACGTTTTTCTTTTTTTTTCTACTAACCCAATTTTAAGTGGCACACATGGCACACATTTGGTTTTTGTATATACATCAATGACTTACGTGATTTTCAAGTGGCACACAATCTGGCACACAGCTGGCACACATCGCTGTAAGTGGCACACATTCTCCTCCTTCGTCGTCGAAAGTCGGGGTTGTTTGTGTTTTTTATAACTAGGAGTAATAAGAATGACCTTCCGACTATTTCTTGGGCTGTTGCTTGCAGCAGTCCTGTTTCCTGTAGTTCTAGCCCTGTACTCGGTGCTGTTCTACGTACTCATTGGCGCAGCTGTTATCGGCCTCGCCTACTTCACCCTTAGACCAAGGAAATAGACCAATGACCTTAGACCAAACAGCTGACTTATTGGCCGCTGCTCGAATGCGCATCGTCGAACTTGAAGACCGCATCAAGTGGCTTGAGGTGTTTGCCCCCAAACCTTGGGAAACAAAGTTCCCGCACGTTCGGTTCACCGACAAAGTGACCGTTACGTATGGCGATGGACGAAGTGAGACGTTCAAACATCTATACAACTCCGATTACGACTTAGAAACCGTCGATTGGGACACTGTTGTTAACTGTTACGAGGTATAACCCAACACTCAACACTGAGCAGACACTTAGTGTTGGGTATCGAAAAGCTAATAGGAGCTTGACAATGACCATAGACCTAGACCCTAGACCATTAAACCTAAACATTGAGCATTGGAACGATATCGTTGACAACGATTACACGGACACTGCTCTTTCAATCGACTTACTTTTGGGGCAAGGTAGTAGCGTTTGTACTATCTTAGACGAATCCTCGTTCCTCGGATCCGAGTCGGTTACATCTGTGAGCATGACGCTCTAATACAAACTTATAGTACAGGAGGTACTAATGACCACTACGTATGACGCATCACAATCGTTTATTCCCGCTGCAGCTGCTGCCTTGTCTGACCGCTCAGGCAAGAAGGCAATACTGGCCAAGCACATCGGTAACTTCGAGGGCACCTTCGAAGATCGTGTGTATCAGGCACTGGCTCTCTCGTTCGACTCTGACTCGCAGTACATCCCCATTCAGATCCTTGGCTACATGCAGGATCTCATGGACAAAGTATCGTGGAACGCTCGTCGAGTACTCAAGAGCTACCACATCCCCGACGAGGTGTATGGCTGCGACCCCACCGAGAAGGCTCGTGAAGAGACCGGCGTATCGGTCGACCTTGAGCACATCGAGGACGTAGTCGACGCTGACTTCAAGACCCTATACCTCATCGTAGCCAACATGCTGCAGTGTGAAGAGGGCCTCGACTTCGAGCTGCACTACTTCAACCCATCCGAGCTTATCGACGGCCAATGGCTAGACACTCGCACCTGTGACAACTTCAAAGACGCTCAGGTACAGATGGACGACATCGTTGACAAGCTCAACACCGTGAACCCAACCGACGCACTCGCTGCCATGCGTGCACGCGCTGCTGCGTAACCAACCAAGGGGAATGGCTTCGGCTGTTCCCCTTTTTTGTTCCCCGGCTGGAGAACGGTGTGCCTGCGACAAGGAGAAACAAGCTATGCCAGATGAACTACTTCAAGCGTTGAGAGAATTCATCACCCATGAAATCGACATCATTCACGAAAGTGACTGGTGGAAAGAACTGATCGATGAGGCTGTAGATCGCAGGCTCGCTGAGCGAGAAGCAGATGAGTGATCAAGAACGACATCGCGTCTGTGTAGTCAGCGCAATCTTAATGAACCCGACCATATCGAGCTGGGCTCAGAAGTACTGGACAAAAGTATTAACGCAGTTACTTCTCAACAGTTCAGGGGATGAGGACTTGATTCCTCACTCCGCAGGTCTGCCCCACCTGTGGTCAAAAACGGGGCATCAACTCAAAAGCAAACTGTCTGGAGGACAGACTTATGACCGTGACCAAACTAAAAACCACTGAGCGTTTAGCGCCTGCCCCTCGGCCTGGTTCTCATATCGCTGCGATCTACTCCACTGTTGAAGCGCTTGGCGGCAGTGCCACCGTCCGAGAGATACGAGAGCTGTTGCCTGCAGCCGGTGGTAGAGACTGCAAAACTCACAAAAACACGCACGTATACCTGCGATCCATCGGCATAAACCTTGGCTATCTCGTAAGCGATACCAAGTTTCCAACAGGGGCTCACTCCTCAATAACTGAGGAAGACTATGCCGCTGTTGTGTACAGCATCAATACCTTTGCAGATTTTGAACGGCAACGGTTGGAACGTACTGCCCGCGATCAAAAGAACCGTATTGCCCGCGAAGTAGCCGAGCGAAAAGCAGAAGCTAAAAAGCAAAACAAGCTAGAGCGTGAGCGTGAACGCATGGCGACTGCACGTCAAAAACTGGCTCCGGTTAGTACAACACCTACTACTACACCGGCAACAATAGACCCTGCACCTGAGACCATTCACGAAGATCACAGCACCCGTATGGAGTACGCAATCGTTGCTGCTACGGCGTCTGTCATATCGGTTGGTGTGTACGCCCTGCTTGGTCAGGTGCTGTGAGCGACACACGCGCAGATCAGATCGTCCAGCAATTACAAATGATTGCTGCACACGCCGAGAACGCTCCTGACATCAGCCCCAATGGCAAGAACCACAGGTACATATCAGCTGTAGGCCTTGCTGACCTGTTGCTGGAAGCAGCAGACCTGATCGATGAGCAGATCACAAAAACACTAGACCCTAGATCGTGGCACTAGGGCCTAGACCTTTCCCCTGCCACATTACTGGAGAAGACATGATGTCTGACATTTTCGTAAAAGTAGTACGCGTCCCTGGCGCTGTAACCGAAGTCGCCTTATCTGCAGGCGCAACCGTAGCTGACGCTCTGTCCGCTGCTGGTATCTCTTCCACTGGCTCTGAGTCCATACGTGTTGGCGCTGCTGACGCAACCGTGGACACCTCTGTCGGTGACGGAGATCGCGTTGTGATCGCGCAAGGAGCCAAAGGCAACTAACCGACCACACCACTTTCGGGGTATGGCCCATCAGTAATGGTGGGCCTCCATCGGACGCTCGGAGTATGCCAACCCTACTGCCCTGCCCCACCCTTTTAAGGAGACCACGAAGTGACAAACCCAAAGCTATTTGTGCTGGGTAGACCTGAAGATTTTACCAACCAAGAAGTTGACTGGCTTACCGACCTGATCACAGAAAAGCTCAACGACGATGGCATTGCGCCTGAGTCTTTCGCGTTTCAGATCCGTGTTGAGTACACCCCGGCAAAGGAGACCCAATGATGCTCTCAACAATACGTCACGACGCAGTGTTCCGTGCATACGACTACAAGGATTATCCGATCCACATTGTCGGTGCCGGTGCTACTGGCTCGCGTGTCTTCATGTCACTTGTAGAGTTGGGCCTGACCAACCTGCATGTGTATGACTTCGACAATGTGGAGCCCCACAACCTAGCCAACCAAGCGTTCTTGTTCGAGCACGTCGGTATGCCCAAAGTCAAAGCGTTGCAGAACCTAGCATCGCTCAAGCTCGGCGTGCCTGAAGACAAGCTGCCAATGCGATTCATCAACGAACGCATCGACCAGCGACAGTTCGACGGCTTCCTGTTCTTGCTGACCGATACGATGGCATCGCGTCGCAAGATCATCAGCAATCAAGACTTTGGCCCCGACAGTATGTTGTTCCATGTCTTCGAGACTCGTATGGCATCGTCACATGGCAACGTATTCCACTTCTCACCAACCAACCCACACCAACGTCAAGCGTGGTTCGACTCGCTCATCAGCGACGACGAAGGCGAAGTGTCGCCCTGCGGTACCAGCATATCCGTAGGCGCTACTGCTTCGCTCATTGCCAACCTAGCCGTATGGGAGTTCATGAACTTCCTACTCGACGACGGTTGTGCAACAGCACAGCTCGACGTGTTCTTCAAACCCATGCTACTCACGACCAGAGACCAAATATGAATTTCTATACCCAACCAAGTGGTGCGGACATCGACAGTTCCTCGATGGATCCCGTCATCACTCCGCTCTATGAAGAGCCCCCCATGCCCGTTGTGTACTACACACCCAACGTTAAAGCCGTAATCAATCACCTTGTTGCAGTGAACACTGCCGAGGTGGGCTGGCTCGGTCTGGTTAAGCAGGTCAACGACAACGACTACTTGGTCTACCAAGTGTACGTGCCCAAGCAAACTGTCCATGCAGCCGAGACAGACATCGACTCCGATGCTATGGCCAATCTTGGTATCGAGATCGCAGAAGCAGACATGCCTCCTGAAGATCTTTATTACTGGGGGCACAGCCACGTAAACATGGACGTTTCACCCAGCGCACAGGACGAGTCACAAATCGAAGAGTTTCTGGAAGCTGGATGCAAGCAGTTTATACGCGGTATATACAACAAGTACGGGCACAGTAAGGTCGATGTCTACGACGTACCGCGCAATGTGATCTATCAATGTGTACGTGAAGACGTTGAGGTCAGCTTGACTGCCGAGCAGGTTGAGCGTCTTGACGATCTGATCAAAGCCAACGTCACCAAGAAACCGACTCCGGTTTATAAAAAGACACACATCAAACGCAATCCTGTCATCAGCAACCTGCCTGCAAACAACTACCACAGCCAACTGCAGCAGCCGTTCTATTACAGCGACACGTTCGATCACCTCGACGACACAGGCCTTGGCAACTATGCCGATGACTTTGACGACGGGGCTGACGATTTCTTAGACGGATACGACCCATCAAGGAGAATTCAATGAGCTGGTCACATCAACAAGCACTCACACTCAATCCTGGCAAAGAGCTTAAAGCGGAGTTGGAACTTCAACTTGAGCTTGAGAAGACAGAAGCAGAAATAAAACGCGACATTGTTCGTCTACATAAGCTCAGGTCGCAGCATTCAACCGATCAATGGATTCGAATACGAGACGCTTACAAGCAGCCCCACTCATGGCTGGTGTATCAGCTCACGGGTGGTCATACACACTTAAAAGAGCGGATAGAAGTGTTGATCAAGCACTATCACCAAGAAGCGGACGAGCAGTGCCGTGACAACTATGAAGCTCTACAAATAGCAGAAGCACGCTACGAAGTCGTCCAAGAGCGAATGGCGCAAGCTGAAATGAGACTCCGCATGGTACGCGATCAAGCTGACATCGTTGTCAGCAGAGATATGCTCGACACATTTCTGCGCGACAATGCCCACTACACACCTGACTCTTTGCAGTTGTCTTACAACGACGAGCCTATGCAGCACCGAGTCACCTTCAGCCTACGTGACATCATCGCCACCAACCCTCGTGGTAACAATCCTATTGTTATCCCACCACTGCGTATCGACTTCTATATCTTCCCGACCGGCAGTCATGACCTTGTGGTTCGTAACGATATCGGTCGCCCTTACTGGACAGATCGGTACAAAGGCTACTCCGAGGTTCCGCTGTTGCACCCACACATGACAAGTGAAACGACACTGTGCTTGGGCGACTTTGGTGAAGGTGTTACCGAAGCAATCAGTGAAGGTGACTTCGTTACTGCTATCACAATACTCACCATGTTCTTTCAACAATACGATCCAGACGATTCTGCAGGGGCATACCACAATGTGTGGCCTGATGCTGACGAAGACCGTCACATTGCTGACTACGCTGACGCTTAGGAAACCTATGATCGACAAAGCAATTCAATTCGCCCTGACCTTTTTGACCATCAAACAATTTTTGCGGGAACTAAACAATGAAACAACTGGAGATGAAGCTGACTCTGGAGAACGAGGAGCTAGAACTGTTCACGGAGATAGCACTGCAGATACAGCAGCACCTGAAGACCCTAGCCAATCAACAACCTGACGATGAGGAGGACAAAGACTAATGTTCACAGCAGGACTAATCGCAGCAGCAGGCTTACTGTTTCTGTTATTCAAGTTCGGCATCCGCCGAGTCATTACCTATGACATCTTCTTTGATGTCGCTATCACTGCCATCTTGATGGTGTCACTTGCTGGCACATTCAGCGGCATGATGGCTGCTCTCTTTGGCGGCCTGATAGTATCAATCGTACTATTCATCATGAAACGTACGATGCGCCACGAAAAATTATCACTGGTTAAGACCAAATCATTTCCATATCGGAGGTTCGCATGGACGGAACAGTAAGAGCACAGGAGTTCGAGACCACCCCCTATCACGCTGTGTGTTGCACACACTGCAACTATGACATGGGCTACGACCACAGAAACACGACGGGCATGAAGCAATCTGTCGACTATGTAACTTGCCCTGAATGCTTCACAAAGCAATACAAGACCGCTGCTAATTACGCACCTGACAGTTGGTATGAGACCAATGCAGCCAGCTCCAACATGGCAGATAGAGCTGCCGACTCAGACACCGAGACCTATCAAATTTTAGAAAACGTTTCTGGTTATCGCGTTTATGACTTCGAGTTCCCCGCCGACTACAGCTGGGATGACGTCAGGCATCACGAGATTGATTGGGGTGTCCAACAAATAAGAATTACGTGGGCTGACAGTACAGAGTCGCGCTTCGACATAGGTTATGGCGAATTAGAGGATCTCGAAGATACCGGCGATATCCGAATCCAGAACTGGGATGGAGACGAAGTCTATTGAACACTATCGATGAACCCACCTGCTGCAACTGCGGCAAGGAATGTATCCCAGTCATACTCGAATGGGACGAACCCGTCGAGTTCTGGGGTATGCGCAGCGTAGAGACCTTCTACACCATCGACAGCCATTGTTGTAAAGACGAGGTAGAACTACCTACAAACTTTTCTATTCACGACTATTAGTACAGGAGGTACTATTATGGATCGAGACGAGTTCCTAGATCAAAGCGAGCAAGTCGAAGAGCGACTGTCACGCGACGCAAACTCTTACGACATGCTGGTCTACAACTTTGTGTGGCTCAAAAGCCGCAAGCCCGAACTACACGCAGAGCTGATGCGTAAGTTCCAGTCGATTGAATCCAGTGTGTACGCACACAGACAAGAGCAAGACGCTAAGGATCTATTCTAAACCATGCTAGTAACACTAGACTTTGAGACCTATTTTGATCCCAAGGTAAGCCTCACCAAAATGACGACGATGGAGTACGTCAAGCATCCCATGTTCAAAGTGTGGGGTGTTGGTATCAAATTGGATACCAGCCCAACCGAATGGTTCGGTGAAGACGAAGTGGAAGAAGCGCTTAATGATATAGAGTGGGACAAAGCCCACCTACTCTGCCACAACACTCCATTCGACGGCTACATTCTTACTCAACTGTACGAGTTAGTACCCGCCTACTACTTAGACACGGCAGCTATGGCCCGTGGTAGATGGCCAGGGGAAACGTCTCGACTCAAGGATGTAGCCGTCCGATGCTTCCCAGACGACCCAGACATGCGTAAAGGCGAAGAGCTAGTCACAGCGAAAGGTATCTATGACCTGCCACCGGACATAGAAGACTCGCTTGCTGGCTACTGCATACAAGACGTCGACCTGACCTATGCAATTTACAACCAGCTACTGCCTGCGTACCCACAGGTAGAGCTAGATATCATCGATCTCACATGCCGAATGTTTTGTGAGCCGAAGATGACGCTCAACCGATGCAAGCTCGAATCGTTTGTCCAATCCGAACGAGCGTACTCGGAGCAGGCCATCGAGAAATCTGGTCTGGATCGTAAGGTCTTGGCCAGTAATCAACAGTTTTCAGCATGGGCTGAAGAGCAAGGGCTGACAGTACCAACTAAAGTCAGTCCGTCCACAGGCAACAAGATACCTGCCTTTGGTAAAAATGACGCTGCCTACCGGCAGTGGCAACAGCAGCACCCTGAATACAACCACGTATGGCAGGGCAGAGAAGCCGTGAAGAGCAGACTCAATGAAACACGAGCACAACGTTTCATTGACTGTGCTAACGCAGGTAGTCGACTACCTGCCCCCCTTCGCTACTACGCTGCTCATACCGGTAGATTTGGAGGTACAGATAAGATCAACCTTCAGAACCTGCCTCGCAACAGCGAACTACGTAAAGCTATAGAAGCACCGTCCGGTGGCTTCCTTTACGTAGCGGATCTATCAAACATCGAGTCTCGTATGCTGGCATGGCTTGCCGAAGAAGATGAGCTACTGCAAATGTACCGAGACGGCACCGATGTTTACTGTGATTTTGCATCCAAGGTATATGGACGCACGATCACGAAAGACGATGAAGTCGAACGCTTCGTAGGCAAGACCGCGATACTAGGTCTAGGTTACGGCATGGGCGCTCAGAAGTTCCAAGCCACACTGAAGCAAGCCAACATAGAGATGGATTTCTTTGAAGCCAAGAATATCGTTGATGGATATCGAACGACGTATCCTCACATCCCTGACCTATGGTACCGACTCAACGCTTTACTTATTGAGTCTTCGAACATGGGCAGGGTGCAGGATGACGATTCGTTTGGTTACGCTTACAGGTGTATCCAAGCGGCTCCCAACGCGATTCTCCTCCCGAATGGGATGTCGCTTAGGTACCCCTCTTTAACCAGCACAAAAGCTGGTTTGACTTATCAATCTATGGGCAAACCCGTCTCTACCTATGGCGGGCGCATTACCGAGAACGTTGTACAAGCACTCGCTCGCATTGTCTTATGCGATCACATGCTGCAAATACAGCGCCGACCAGAATTTGAAGTTGTGCTGACAGTACATGACGAGGTCATTGCTCTAAGTCAGCAGGACAACCCACAAGATAAGCTAAACAGTATGATCGAGATCATGCGCCAGCCCCCTCAATGGGCCCTTGACTTACCGCTCGATGCAGAAGGCGGTTGGGACGTTAGTTACAGCAAATGAGTGGTCTTGTACTGTCAAGAAAGCTCATGGAGCAGGTACTTCTTGAAATGCAGGACGGCACTGAGGTGCTTATTACTGTCAGTCGGATAGATAAAAACCAAGTCCGTCTACATTTCGAAGCACCACAACAAGTAAAAATTACTAGGATAAAACGAAACAACATTGACCATAAATAGTACTAGTTATACTATCGACAGCCGCGTTGGAGGAGAACAATATGCAGCTGAACTTTCTATCTGCCAGTAATGGCTTGCCCCTTACTAAGACTTTCAGCGCTACCGGCTCTACTCCTTACCCACTTGTTACCCACGTCGACAGCCATACGTTCTCTGTTGACACGATCTCAGACTTCCATGACACGCTGCGCCAGCAATCACAGCTAGGTCACTGCCTACTCAAAGGTGACCTGAAGCAGCCGCTCGTCAATGAGTCCCGCAAAGGCAAATCAAACCGCAACGCTTACACCGATCTGCTTGTCCTCGACATCGACGGCTTGCGCATACCCAATACAAAGTTCTCAACTGGCCCACTAACTACGGTTCATATCGAGCACATTGCCAACATGATTGTGTCCGCCCTGCCCGATCAGCTTAACGACGTTAGCTTTATCGCTCAGGCATCCAGTTCTTTTGGCATGAAGTCGGATCGATTCTCTCTGCACCTATTCTTTATGCTGACTGTGCCGCTACCACCTAAGACCGTGAAGTTATGGCTACAGCACGTTAATCACGCAGATACCTTATTCGAAGAACAGATCGAGCTGTCCGTCAATGGACACTCTCTCAAGTACGTGGTGGACACCAGTGTTGCTGATAACAGCAAACTGATATTCATCGCACCACCAACGTTTGCTGATAAGACTCTTGACCCGTTTCAAGATTCTGATCAACGGATCGTGTTGGTAAACAAAGGACAAGAGACCTTAGACCTTGCACCTTTGATGAGTGGCATTAGCCGAGAAGCCATGTTCAGTGTCAGTAGAGCCAAGAAGGACTCGCTGCGTGACACGGCTGGCATGAACAGAAAGAAAGAAAAAATACAGATAGCACAAGTTAATTATCGCAACGAAGAAATACTAACCAACCCAGACAAAGTATCGATCACAGTATCAGACGACAGTAGCTCGCCGTTCATCCGCTGTAATATCAACGGTGGTGACAGCGGTGCTTACTACTTCAACCTCGATGCTCCGACCTACATGTACAACTTCAAAGACGAACCGATCTTTGAGATTGAGAAAGCCGATCCAGACTTCTACCTCAGCATCTTTGAGATGTTTGACGATCACATCAGTGAGTCCGGTAAGGCTTCCGTTCCTGTAGCAATCCGTGATTTCTACACAGACATCTACTACTGCGGCCTGTTTGACCCAAACATTCAACAGTTCAGTGATAACTACCCACTAACCCCGTTAGCTAAAGGATCTATCGACAGCTTCATGCTCAGTCATGGACGCCCTGTACCCGACTTCATACCCGACGCCCGAGTTATCTTCGACCCAACGCAGAAGGAAGAGGCAATACAGCTGCAGAACACGCCGTACCACATCAACATGTATCGACAAACCGACTACATGCTTAACGCAACTGAACCTGATAGGCCTTTGACCTTAGGCCAAGGGCCAAAGATCCAAGACAAGTGTCCTCTCACCTATAAGTTAATACACCACATACTGGGCAATGGTGACGAAGAGCTTGAACGCTTCCTTAATTGGCTGGCTTACATATACCAAACACGACAGAAAGCTGGCACCGCTTGGGTGCTGACAGGGGTACCAGGTACCGGTAAGGGTCTGTTCTATAGCCGCATACTTCGACCGCTGTTTGGTGAAGCGCACGTACCAATGAAGGCGCTGCAGAACATCGAAGAGCAATTCAATTTGTACATGCGCACTGCCCTCTTTCTCATTGTCGATGAGTTCCACATGAGCAGTGCTAGCCAAGGCACTATTAAGATTGCAGATAAACTCAAGAACCAGATTACTGAGAACACGACCACGATACGCGCTATGCGTAGCAACCAGACAGAAGTTAAGAACTTTACGAACTTCATATTCCTGACTAACCGGCTCGATGCCGTAAAGATCGAAGACGGAGATCGCCGGTACAACATCGCACCTCGACAAGAAACCAAGCTCGAAGTCGCTCACCCTGAAGTCATTGAGCGCATCGACGAGCTTCACAAAGAGTTACATGACTTCGCAGGCATCTTGAAAACATACGAAGTCAACACACGTCTCGTCAGAACCTGCGTCAACAACGATGCAAAAACCGAGATGCGACACGTCAGCATGTCTGTGTTCGAAGACTTCTGTCGCGCCTTGAAAGAAGGCGAGCTTGAGTTCTTCACCGACGTGTTACAGATAGAAACAACCAACGTCATGGGTAGCGGTGACGTACTACCCGCTCAACGTTTCGTTAAGAGCTGGTTAGCTAAGAGCAACGAGGAGTACATGATGATCAAAGACGAACATCTACGAGTTGTCTTCCACGCTCTGACCGAACAGACACCACGCATCAACGCAAAAGAATTCGGCAAACGTCTTGATCGCAATGGCTTAACCAAGACACGTAAGCGTCAGTCTGGTGCAGACCGCGACGCCAATCCAATACGCGGTATCGAAGTGAACTGGAAGATATCCGACGAAAGCCGTGACGAACTGATTGATACCTACTTCAACACCAAAGATAAACAGTTAGTCGCTTAGACTTTTATAGTAGTATTACTACTACTTAACGATACATAAGAACTATATGAACCTTACCCAAGACGAAAGACCAGACCTTGAGAGCTTAACCGCTAAGCCGGACAAGCTAGGCCTGACGCCTGCGTGGTCATACTCAGCACTAAAAGTATTCGAAGAGTGCCCTTATCGCACATACATCAGCCGCGTTAAGAAAGTACGAGAGCCATCAAGCCCCGCTGCAGACCGTGGTACAGCCATTCACCAAGAAGCTGAAGACTATGTCTGCGGCAAGTTAGGTGAAATGCCAGACTCGCTGAAGAAGTTTGAAGACGACTTCGAACAATTACGTGCGATGTACGCCGACGCCAAGGTCGAACTAGAAGGTGAATGGGGCTTCGATCTTGACTGGCAACCCGTCGGTTGGATGGAACCTAAGACGTGGGCACGCATCAAGCTCGATGCTCTCGTCAATGAAGACGAGCAATCTTGCCGCGTCATCGACTACAAGACCGGCAAGAAATGGGGCAACGAGATAACGCACGGACAGCAGTGCTTGTTGTACGCCATCGGCACCTTCTTCCGTTACCCGCACATCGAGTTCGCACAAACCGAACTGTGGTATCTCGACAAAGGCGAAAAAACAATCAAGCAGTTCACCCGTGCAGAGGCAATGGAGTTCGCTCCGGGCTTCTACAAACGCGCTGTCGCTATGACGACGTGTACGGATTACGAACCCAAGCCCAGTAAGAACAATTGTAAGTGGTGCTCGTACAAGAAAGGCGAGCCACCTGAGTGTTATTGGGGCGTTAGCTAGACCGATCATGCAGCCCTAGCCAGCACCCTCCTCCTCCGGTGTCTGGGCCCCCTTCCCGCCCTACGGCTAGGGCTGCATCCCAAGGAGTGTTTATGGAAATGTTTTATTGCGAAGGCAACGCAGTCATCCAGTACTCGTTGAAGACCGACCCACCAGAAGCAATGTATTGGTCAACGTACCGACTCAAGAAATCTCACATCGTTATCCATAACCGTATGGATCGATCTGAAAAAGCCGCTTGGCGTACAAAAATACTGAAGAGCATTACTTATGACGAAGCAGTTCCTCGCAGCAATACGAGCACAGGAAACAGTTCAAAAGTTGAACTGGGTTAAACCCACCTCGTTTTTCTGGGACACGGGTAAACCTAGAAGCCCGTCATTGACCATTGAACAAAAAATCAAGATCTATGACCTACGAGATCAAGGTCTTGGCTACAGAGACATAGCCGCCAAGCTAGGCCACTCCTACTACATGGTTTACAACACGATTTACCGCCGTGAACACGGTGAAAAACTATGACTCGGTTCACAGATGTTCAAGGTGCAGTCGAAGAAGCCCACTTCATACAAGACAAGCTGAAAGAAACAGCGCTAATAACGATGGATAAACAGGGCAACTTGTACGTCATAACGCGTAACCAATACGAATCAGCAGAGCACAACACAAATACAGTGTTGGAAATTTGCAATAACGATTAGGGGTAACGAGCTGCAAGGTGCGTGCTGGCATCAGGCAGTGTCAGGTTGGATTCCTGACCTCCGAAATGTGAAATAGGTTAGATGAAGCGGCTCACCCCGTTGGAAATCATGGGCTCAATCTGATCAACCAGCACAATCTTCTTGAATAAATTAGTACAACATGTACTATTTACAGCCAATTAAGAATCAATAAATATGAAACCATTCAAACACCAATCAACAACAACTGATTTCATCGTCGACAAAAAGCAATGCCTAATCACATCAGATCCAGGCACCGGCAAGACCCGTAGCGTTATCGACGCCTACGTCAAGTTGCCAGCAGACAGACGTAAGATGCTCGTTATCGCCCCGCTTTCGATACTGCAAGCGTCATGGGGTGACGACATCGACAAGTTCCAGCCCGAACTTACGTACGAAATTGCGTACGCCAAGAACAGAGCCAAAGCCTTTCAAAGCCACGCAGACGTCATCTTGACAAATCATGATGCGGTTAAGTGGCTGCTCAAAAACATCAGCGTCTTAAAACAGTTCAATACCATCTGCATCGATGAGTTCACTGCGTTCAAGAACAAAGACAGCCAACGTAGTAAGGCGATGGCCAAGATCATCGACTGGTTTGACTACCGTGTGGCGATGTCAGGCACACCCAACAGCAACACCATCCTCGATATCTGGCACCCCACCTACCTTATCGACGGTGGCGAGCGATTGGGGCGTAGGTTCTACGGCTTTCGTAACTCTGTTTGCACTAGCCGTTTCAATGGATTCGCTAATGAGTGGATAGATCGTGACGATGCAGAGCAGATCGTTGCGTCCCAATTGCACGACATCAACATTCGATTCGCGCTCGAAGAGTGCATCGATATGCCGGAGCAAACAGTCTCAACCAAGCTGACACGCCTGCCTAAAGACATCATGAATCAGTACCTTGTGCTTGCCGAAGACTCTGTCTTGCACACCGCGCAAGGCACGATCAACGCAGTACACGCTGGGGCCAAGGTTAAGAAGCTACTACAGCTGTGTACCGGTGCTATGTATGACAACGAAGGCAGTGTTATCGGCGTACATAACGACCGCTATGACCTTGTCCTACAGCTTGTAGAGCAGCGTGCTCACAGTCTTGTTGCTTTCAACTGGTCACATGAGAAGGCTCACCTTGTAGAGCAGTGCGAGAAACGTGGCATCAGCTACGGCGTTATCGACGGCACTACACCGCCACACAAACGCAACGACATCGTCGACCGTATGCAAGCAGGACAGCTGCAAGTTGTCTTCTGTCACCCACAGTCTGCAGGTCATGGGCTCACCATGACAACAGCAACCACCGTGATCTGGGCGTCTCCAACCTACAACGCCGAGCACTACCAACAGTTTAACCGCCGTATCTATCGCGCAGGGCAGACCAAACGAACTGAGGTCATACGCATTGCCGCAGAGGGTACGTGGGAAACCGATGTGTTCGACAAGCTAGAAGGCAAGTTGGCCCGTATGGAAGACCTGCTCACAACACTCAACAACCTAAACAATCTAAGGAAATCAGCATGAAGCTAATCACCAAAGAAATTGAATCGAAACTGCGCGAGAACGAATCGTTGCCTGAAGAGCTACGTATGCCGCACCTCAAGCTATTCAACCCAGTTGGATCAGGCACTTGGCTCGTCTCCGAGATCGAGTCCGGCAGCGTAGAAGACGGCACCGCAATACTGTTCGGTCTTGCTCATGTCCATGAGCCTGAGATGGGCAGCTTCTCATTAGCTGAACTCACCTCACTGCACTTGCCACTCGGCCTGTCCATTGAACGCGACCGAACTTGGCGGCCGACTAAAACACTTATCGAGTATGCACAAGACGCTCGCTCACAGGGGTACCTCCAATGAATTCAGACGAACTCATAACAGAACTCAAGAAAACCAAGGATCAAATCAAAGACCTCAACAACGAGGTAAAAGAACTCAAGGGACGGGAAGATGAACTCGCCCGTTCCCTGATGACAGAGATGGATAAAACAGGTCTAAAGCGTATGGCTAACGACCTTGCAACCGTCTCTGTCGCAACTGAAATTGTACCTGACCCTACGGACTGGGATTTGTTTTACCAGTACATCAAGGACACAGGTCAATTTGAGTTACTCCATAAACGCATATCTTTGCCAGCTTTTCGTGAGCTGCTTCAGTCACAGGAAGTGCCTGGAATACAAAGCCGTGAGCTTATGAAACTTAACTTTAGAACTACTTAATTAACAATTACCAATAAGGATCTAACTATGGCGAATCAAGCCTTAGCCCTCGTCGACAGTTCAGAACTACCTGCTCACCTCAATATGGAGAGCAGCCGTGGCAACGAGAATGTCGGTGCAAACATCACTATCCCTCGCATCAAGCAGCTGCAGAAGATGTCAAACGAGTGTGACAAGCACCACCCAGCACACATCAAGGGCGCTGAGCCCGGCATGTTCTGCAACACTGGTACTGGCGAACTCTACGGTGAAGAGATCTACGCGATCTCAATCAACTTCACCACGGCGTTCAAAGTCTGGCGTGCCATCGAGGCTGGTGGTGGCATCGTAGGCGAGTTCCCTACTCAAGCTGAAGCGGAAGCTGCTATCGACGCAGCCGAAGGCGACAACGGCAACTACACGGCTAACGAGACGCACACGCACTTGTTGATCCTCAAGGATCCCAAGACCGGTGAGCTGTCATCCCCTGCTCTGATGGACTTCGCTGTATCTAAACTGACGGTATCCAAGCGTTGGAATACAGCAATCCAGATGAAGGGTGGTGATCGTTTCGCTGCACTGTGGAAACTAAGCACTGTGTCAGTCACATCGAAAGCAGGTAACCAGTACCTGAATATCGATATCGACGCACTGGGTTGGGCACAGAAGGCTGACTACGACGTAGCAGCTTCACTGTACGAAGCTCACGCCTAGTACTGCATGAACGAACACAGCTTTGTAAAAGCTGTACATCGGAAACTTCCACCTGAAGTTTACAAGTGGAAGATTCACGATACGTATACCGGCGGGGTACCAGATGCAATGTATGCTGGCCCTGCTGGTCTATTGTTCGTTGAATACAAATACCTTAAAAGCCTGCCAAAAAAACCTACCACCCCCATAAAAACGGGGCTGTCAGAACTTCAGCTCAGTTGGCTAGAACGTATGCTTCTTTACAACGTTTTAGTACTGGTTATAATCGGCTCACCGTCCGGTGCAGTAATACTAACTGCAGACTTCCGACGCACACTTACCCTGTCGAATTTTGACGCAACCCTATCTGCAAGCGAATGTGCGCAGCAGATCGTGGAATTAGCAACTAATCATGAAAGAAGAAAACCTACCTATACCTGTCCAGAACCTACGACGGATTTGGGATAACTTCAGAAAAGAACACAAAATAACCCAAGCTGAAGCTGCGTCTGAACTCGGCTGGGGCCAGAGCAACTTCAGCCATTACATAGCTAATATCAACAAGCTGAACCCGAACACGATATTCAAGCTATCGGTGTTCCTGCAAGTTGACCCGACAGAAATTGACCCTAATTGTTTTGACGAGCTGCCAGAAACTCGATTTGTTCGGACTGAAACAAAGTCAGGCGCTAAGAAAACTGAGCAACTTTGCGTACTAGGAAAAACCTTAACCGGCAACACCTACGCTTATCACCCAGATATGGGGTATAAACTGCCAATGGGTTGCAAGATCGTAGCGGTATCTCCGAATCAAGCCAAAGCAAAACAAAGCAACCTGTTCCTTGTTCGAAAATCCGCAAAAGACCAGTGGCAGCTACTAGAGCATGACTCTCTACCCCAGCTCCGCAAACTTTATAAAAACATAAAAAGCGTTACAAATATCTACACATAATTAAACATTAATGTTATAAAGCACACGTAACTTAATAGTAGCATTTCTACTAAATTTATTTCCCCCTACCCGCACTAAGGACTGTTATGCAGCTAATGCTCGAAGAGAAATACGGCCCTTTTATGACGGTTGAAGATCTGGCCAATCTAGTGAAAACCAACAAACAAACCATCTATAACCGGCTCTACAACGAGACCCTCGGCATACCACACTGGCGTATGGGTAAACGGTACTTGTTCCCCACCGAAGGTGTAGAAATCTACATCAACAAAAGCATGAGCCCCGCCGCCAATGACTGACGGCGACATGGTGCATTCACCTGCGCACTATGCCGAAAGCGACATAGAGTGTATCGACGCAATGGTCGCAGCGTTTGGTGCTGAAGCTGTACAGACGTATTGCCGCCTTGCCAGCTTCAAGTATCAATGGCGTGCCGGAAAGAAGTTCGATGCCGATGAAGACCTTCGCAAATCTATCTGGTACACGCGCTTCGCAATGGGTGACGACCCACGAGCTTAGAAGTTTTCGGCGTTTAGCTGCGTATACCGACGCAGCGTTTCCCACTTTTTATGCCCTGAGATGTGCGCTACTTGTGGTATCGAATAGTTGCTTTCTCTGTCTTCGAACAATCGGCTAATACCTTCGTGCCGCAAGTCGTGAAACGTCAGATCTTCAATGCCCACCCGCTTACATACCCGAGCAAACCTGTCTGATATTGCCCCACTCGTCGCAGGCTTCCCAAACACGTGATCAGGCCGTGCAGGCAGTCGAATCCTGTTACGGGTTACCTTGCCAACCTTCTCATATTCACGCAGGAGCACCTCTCTCACGCCCTTTCTCATGGGTATTACGTGGTCATTGCCCTGCTTGCGACCTGGAGTTCTTCTGCTTTCTATAGCAATGGTGTGCTTGCCAAAGTCTACATTCGCCCAAGTTAGCTCATGGATTTCGCGCTGACGCATACACGACTCCACAGCAAACTCGATCATCGGGCTTAACCAGTTGTTCCCAGACTCAGCGTTGTGCTGTCGCCCTACACCAGCCATCAGTTTTTCCCACTCCCCTTCCTGCAACCGGCGTGTACGGCGTTTGCTGCCTGCGACCATCTTGAGTGAACCGAGCGTAGGCTGTGTAACCACAACGGGGTTCGCTGCTATCGGCAGCCTCCAGATCACAATGCCGTAATCGATCACCTGCTTGAGATAGGACATGTCTTTTTGAAGCGTTGATGCGGCGACCTTCTGACGACGCTGTTTGCCGTAGTTAAGTAGGTACTGTGGGGTCAGGTCACTGAGCGTATCCGCCCCAAACTCACGGGCCATACGGCGTAGGCTTGCGAGCTTAGACCCAGACACTGGAGCTGTGTCCTTTAGTTCTTCGATGTAGTTGTAGATCAGATCCGACAGGTTGTGGCTGACCTGTGTGCGCTCGTTAACGTAGACGCCTGCGTCCATCTGCATCTCGACCTTCATAGCCCATGCTTTCGCCGCAGATTTTGTTTGAAACGTCTTGGTGACCCGTGAATATCTAGCTTTCTTTATTGCCGCACGCCACTTATTGCCGCGACGTTCAAATGTAGCCATATCCTTGGCCCCCTAAAGTACACCTTTGGGGGAATCGTATTATAATAATTAATAAAAACATAGGGTTATATCGGTGACGGAGAGAATCCCTCTCTCTCCGCCATACAATATATTTCCCTTATAAATCAGTAACTTAAAAAGACCAGAGCCGCTTTGGGGGCCAAAATTAAGTCTTTGTTTTTACTAAGTTTTATAATCTAGCCTAATCCTAAGTACACCAATGGGGGCCGTTAAGAACGACGCCTTGGTCGATGACTTACCTTACGTACTCGGGCTGTCTTCTTCGCTATCTTTTTTGGCTGTGCTGAGAACTGCTTGCCTTTCTTTGTGTCTTCCCGCTTCTTACGGGTAGTGGCAGCGTACTCCTTGTCTGATAGAGCCGCTCTAGCCTTCTTCGGGAGATACCTTTCACCTGTTGCTTTCTTTCCTTGAGTTGAGTTTTTACCGGACTTCGTGCCCCACTCTTCTTTTGTCCACTTCGACAGTGACTTTTGGGCCTTAGTCTTGGGGCCTTTATAGCCACCACCGGATTTCTTGTAGCGTTGGGTGGCGATCTGCGCCTTACGCGCCGACCACTGCCCAGGTTTGCCGCCTGCAGATCCAGCCTTTACAGCCGCAACAATCCGCTTCCACTTAGGCTCGTCGGTTCTAGCCATTACTTGCTACCGTGTGAGCGCTGCACAGCAAAGTTAGCTGTCTTGCTCGCGCCTTTATGCTTCTTAAAACCTTCTTTGGGATCTTTCATCACCTTCATTGTCCCGTTCGACTGCTTCATCCAGTGATAACCCTTAGGTGCTGCTACCTTCATACTGTCCTCCTCTTCGTGTAGCCCCGCTTCTTAGTGTTGTTCTTAGCCATCTTCTTCATGTTCCGAGGTGGCTGATTGATACAGGGGGTTCCATAGTGCATAAGCACCTCCTACTTTTTATTAGACCAAGCCTGCGCTCCGAAGAACGCGGCCAAGATACCGGCAACACTGACGAAGTAGACCGACGCCATGTCACCAAGAATTGATGCCGCTTGCTCTAGCCCAAACATAGTGCTGGCCACTACAAGCGACGGGTAAAGCAGCATTCCCCACAACGCGAACCAAGACATAGCCCGCTGCGCGTCTGCTCGCTCGTGGCTAATCTTCAGTTCTTGCAGTTCTTTGCTGGTGTTCAGCTCTTCGTCTGTGACGATCCCGTCACCATCAGCGTCGTAAGCCGCATATTCACTGTTGGGTTCTAAACGTTTGTTCATTAGGTAAATGCTCTAATCGTGAGATACAACACCGCGACCGCAATGCCGCCCCCAATTACCAACGTCACGCCGCCGACGAGTAGCTGATTCATCAACTTATCCCGCTCTTTTTTCTTTCGAGCTAGCAAAGCCATGTGCTGCTGACGGGCCTGCTCCTGCTCAGCTTTTGCCCGTTTAAAGTCGTCGAGTAGCTTCGGATCTGCCACTAGCAGGAGATCATTTACCGACTGCCAGTGCCGCTCATACTGTCTGCGAAGCATTTGAATCTTGAGTAGGTCGTTCTGACTCAAAGGCTTAAACGTCGATGCTTTTCTATCGACTTCAAACTGATTTAGGGCTTCGCCAAAATCTGATATCAGGCCCATAGCCTGCTGAACACCGGATCCCGTTTCGTTAACTTGGCTTATGACCGAGTTAATCTGACTTAACAGCATCCCAGCGGCGGCTACCGATTCGATAACCACGACTAACTCGGTGGGTCAGGCCAAACCACATCTTCCAATGACGTGACGTGAGAATAATCACTAGGTAAATCGCGCAGTCGTTGCCGATACATTTGCCACTCGCTGCGCTGTTCGGCAGTCAGTGGGGAGTCAGGTACTTGTGTCCAATCTGTACCGTTTAAGCCGAGGTCTCTTTGTTGCCGCAATTCAAACATTACGACGGCTGTTTGTTCAGTTGCGCTCGACTCGGGTTTATCTACAATCACCCCGTCGACAACGCACTGGATCGCGTCGTTTGCTGCACCCTCCATAATTAATTCGCTGCCGTGACACTGGAGCGCAAACACCTCGTCAGGACAACTACCAGTGCGAAGAATCGTCCCTTCACTGTTGTAGATAACAAAGCTCTTCATTTCTTCGTTTCCAATGATCGCAAAAACGTATGCTCTAAAACCTCTTGATAACCCCCTTGCCCTAGACCCGCGCCAAAATAAATTTTCAGTGTATAGGTGTAAGTACCCGCTGACGGAGTATCTCGGATAAGAAACGGGCCATAAGGAAGCAGATTGGAGGAGTGATACATAAAGCCGGAGGCAAATAAAAATGTTGTGCCGCGCATAATTGCCACTTTGCCTAGGAAAGCGCTGCCTGAAGTCTGCGCTATGTATGAGGCAATCAACTCTATGGGTGCGCCAGACGCTGCGTGTGTCACACTTTCAAGTGTGTAATATCCATTTGAATCAGCAGAGCCTAAAGACCCCATAGACACCCCTGACACAGAGCTTGATCTGCTGCGTTGGGCTGCTGTGCTGGCTGAAACAGGGAACGTAACCGCTTGGTCTTGGATTTTTAGCGTACTGACCGCTAGGTTTTGAATCTTCGCGTTACCGACACCAAGATCTTTAATAATTACTGTTGGAACACCACCTATGTTTTGGGACGTAATCGTCGAGTTATCGAGCCTGATCTTGGAAGCATCAATGGTGTTTGTGCCGATTCGATTTGCTGAAATAGTTCCTGCGGTAATCTTGTCCGCATTTAGAGCGCCGATCTTTGCAGAAGCAATTGACCCGTTCTTGATGAAAGCATCAGCCATGTAAACGCCTGCGGCGACTGACTCACCGTTCAAAGTCGTAGCACTAGCCTGTACAACAAACGGTACAGTCGCAGTAGCGGTATTTGACCCGCCTCGCATAATCGCAAACCGATCAGCGTTGACGATGAACTCGCTTATGATATTTCCCGCTGAATTAGCCGTACTCGCTAATCCATATCCAGCTACTGCGCCGTTGTTGTCGATCTTCACAACATACTTAGCCTCAAGACCATTAATGCTGGAGGCTTGTGTACTAATCGAGGCAGTGTTCGTGCCGACAGTAGTTTGTAGAGTGGTAATCGAGCTGCTCAAAGCTGAATCCGCACTGGCTCTTGTTGTTTGCTCTGAACTGAGTTGAGCCGAGGTAGCCGCGCCGTTAGCCGTTGTTTCTACAGCGCCCATGCGCGTCAGTAAGCTGTTACCGCTGTAGGTACTTGAGTATCCAGTAAATGTTGCAAGCGGATCGATCTTCGCAATCGGAGTGGAGAGCGAACTTGCTAGCTCGCTAGTAGTAATCGCCCCAGCCAAGATCCCCAGCTGATGGGCTACATCTGTAGCCGTAGCCGCTACCGTTCCAGAAGCAGAGTTAAACGGCCCCGCAAGACCGTCAGTGTTTACGTGCCGCACCCAATAATAACGAGTCTGACCTGAGCCAACTGGGTCAACAAAAACTCTACCAGTCTGAATGCCTAACAAAGTAGCGTCGCCAATCACATCAGACGTATGCACATGTACTTCGGTGTGAGAATGATTGGAGTAAGCGGGGTAACTCCAATTCAGAATAATCTGGCTGTATGCGCCGTTAGCAGTAAACCCAGTCGGGGCTGGTGGGACAGCTAGATCAACCAAAGACGCTCCGGGCTGCACAAAACCGACGTTTCCGCTGCGGTTCGGGTCAAATGGTGACGATGCCAGCTCTGTAGCCAGACCGCTATCGATCAATTCCCGCATCGTTACAGCACGATCTCGGGGGTCACCGCGACGACCAAGACGGATCGAAACCACCTGCGATAACGTTTCAAGGTATTTACGTAGTTCCGGCGAGGCACCCGCTGGGATAGCAGGCAGCGCTGGGACTTGGGTAGGCGTATTTGTACGTGTGTTGCTGTTAGCTCCCACGGATCTCGTCCATGCTTTGCGCTAAACAGATCTCGTTGATTGTCACGGCTCCAGAAACTTCCACCTCCCACTCGGTAGCAACGGTGGCGGGCAGCCTCATAATAGGCTCGCGTAGCGTGCCATTAGCAATCCCACTGGGAGTGCTCGTAACTTGAGTGTAAACACCGGAGGATTCGGACAGTTGGTAGTGCGCGATCAAAGCCCCGTCACCATACACTTTGATTGTCACAGGATAGTTTTCAGCGTGAACAGACACCCACGCCATACTCACTGGACTAGGTGTAGTGTACTTCTTGGTCTTAAACGTCAGGGTCTTGCTATCTGTACCACCACGGTACTTGCGGATTTTGTTACCCTCGATGACATACAGCTGCCCAGACTTCGGATCTTCAAACCCACCGCGTATCTCATTTGACAGCGTGATTGTGGCGAACGCTGCTTCGCTTGCACGAGGGTCATACACCCAGCCGCCGAGCGTGCTTCCGTCTTTGTAGAAAGCAACATACGTACCTTCGTGTCGAAATGCGCGGATCAGCGTTGGGCGGAAATCGTTGTTCCACTGCTCAACCGAGATTAGACCGCGTGACACAACTTCGCCCGTCGTACTAGAAACGGCGACCAGCCCGTCGGGGGCTGCGTATAAAACGTACTCCCCCATATCAACAACCGAGTTCTTGTTGACGCACGCTTGGGCCAAGTCCACGCGAATAGGAGTTAGAGCCGCTGGATCGGTACCCGTGATGAAGTACGGGGTGCCATTTGTCAGCGCAACCACACCATTACCTGTTGCGGCTATGTCGACAATGTCTTCTTCTAATGTAATCCGATACTGAATCGGCCATGCGTGAGGCAAGAATGGCTCACTAAGACAGAAACGTTTACCAGAAAAGCCGGCCATAACCCCGTTACCAACTGCTGTGAGCCCTAACATCGGGCCATCGGGGTAAAGAGAAGTGTCATCGTCGGGTGGCCCGATCCAAGTGCCACTGGGCAATACCTCGGCCAAAGCCGAAGAAGCCGTTGTGTCGCTGTAGGTTATAGAGGACAGCCCAACTTCAGCTACAAACTGAAAGTCAGTAAATTGCGAACCGGTATTGCTTCGGTATATCCGCTTCTTTGCTGCTGCGCCGAAAAAGTAATTACCTGAAGGTGTCGCGCTCGTCGGCATACTTACCGTCACCGTCTCGCTGCTTGTGACGTCTAGTGTGGTCGAAGCAAGACTCGGCGGGCCTTCTTCCCCTAAGTCCGTTACTAATGTGTACACATAAGCACGAGTCTCGGGCGTTTCGGCTCCCGACACAGAACCGCTTTTGGCTATGGTTGGCGCGGCTGTTGGTGCCGGAACTCCAAGCCTGTAGCTCACCACAGGGTATCCACTGCCGCCACTGATCATAGAAGCGACCGTTCCCACCCGAGGGTAATCGTCACCAGTAAAATACAGGCGCTCGTTAGTGTCGTTAGGGATGGGGCCAGGGACTACATCAACACCGTCTTCTGACCACTCAAGCCAGTTTGTATCGCGGTAGTAATAGATCGAACGGCGAGAGCCGTTCTGCAGGGTGTACGTATCGCTGTCCTGCTTAATAGGAACAAGCCGACCGGACTCAAAATCTATGTTTTGAGAAGTCTGCCCAAACTGTTCGCTTATCAATCTGGGAGCTACCCCAGGCGCGATACCCGAAAAACGTGTGTTCTTAAAATACGCCATGCCTACCTCAAAAGTAACGTGACGATGATGCCGGCCATACCAGCCATAAGGCTAAAAGCAGCTACAAACATATTGCTGCTGATAGTTGCTAACTGCGACTCTATGGATTCCAACCGATTAAAAATTGTTTTCGACCGTTCTTCACACATAGCTTCATGCGCGGTTAGCCGCTGTACAGCCTCAAAATATCGTTCATCGTCACGTTGCGTCGGCATAGGAGTCGGCATCAGTTTCTTCACCTTCTTTCAAAGAAGTTGAAATCATATTTGCCAGTGACTTCATAGAGACCTCATGGATCGTAGCGCTGCGACGGGCCGCTAACATTGCTTCCATCGCTTCGTTATGAAGTGCAATAAGCTCTTTTACCTGATCGCTCAGGCCAGACACTGGATAGGACACGTTGTCCACAATGATCGTTGTTTCTTGTTCGGTGCTATCTTCAGCCATATCAACTTTCCTAGTTTTTGATCCGCAATAGTAGCATTTGTACTATTTGTCGTACATAAATTAAAGAACTACTTCCGTCTGTGCAGCGTTATAAGCTGCTATAGCTTCTGTTGTGTGGAACGTATTGCACATGGCTTGAACCTCTGTGCTTTCACCTGACCAATCGTCAGTGGGTGATACAACGTGGCGATGAAAGGATCTGCTGATCTCTACATCATCTCTGCTGATAATAGTAGCTGTACGGACTTGGATAGCTTTCCAGCCTCCGCAGTCCACTACTTCAATCTTGTCTTCTACTGTTGCTTCTGAAAGTGCCATATTTTATCCCTACGCCGTGAAATATGTGAATGAAACCAACCAATCATAGGAACCGTTGACTTGATTAGATGAGACTGCTTGGAAATTACCGCCATTTGTTTTGTAAAAACTAACAACGTTACCATTGTTGGATATATGCGTGCTCATCGCTGCGTCACCAAAAACCTGAGTTCCTGAGAAAAAAACTAGTCCTGTTCTTGCCGCACCGGTGGTGTTGTCAGATTGGAAAGGCAGAGTAAAACCTATGGAGGCGGCGGTGTTTGCAGTGCCTGTCCACTGCACTCTTAGATCACAAGAAACCAAACGTCCAACCTTTGTGTAGTCAGCAACCCCTATGTTGTATCCCGATCCGTTAATGTTTTGTCCGACAGGAGTCCAAGTCCCTTCTTCATAGTCATCCAGCTTGTTGGCTGCTCCTGTGCCGCCTAGGTATGCACCGCCTGACAGGTAGAGGTCTTTCCAACGATGTGTAGATGTACCGTCGTCGTAACCAAGATCCACAGTTCCATCGGTGTCTGCACCATTTAATCTTGGTAATATACTACTCGCTTGAAAACGGATGCCTGAGTGGTTTGCTGGCCCGTTTATATTAAGGTCGCCAGAGCCAGCACCAATACTACCTACGCTTGTGCCGTCTTTGCGAAAGTCTGCAATAGTTCCATCAGTTCCTGTTCTATTCAGGAATAACGTCTCATTATTAGCTCGTTGTACTTGTATATTATCAGTCTTAATTGCAACACCGTCGTCTCCTGTGGTGTTGTAAATATTTGCGCTAGTAGTACCCACCAAGAGATTACCGCTAGAATCTATGCGTGCGCGTTCCGTTGCTGTTGTATCTGGAAACGGTGAAGTTCCAAAAATTAAACCAACGCTTGTTCCAGAACTATTTTCTGCAAAGGCTTGAATTGTCGCTTTTTGTCCAGTGCCGCCGGTAGACCCGTCATTTCCATAAAAGTCTATCTGCCCAAGAACGTCATTAGTTGTTAGTGAAGTATCAGAGTTCTCAAGTGTTAGGATTGGGCCTTGGCCTGAGTTGTTTGCGGAAAGATTGAGCGTTGTTTTAGGCAAACTAGTACCAATACCAACCTGTTCACTACTATCAATCGTGATCGCAGTAGCATTGGAGTTGTCAACGATCCCCGGAGTACTTGATAGTTCTATTGGGACTTGTGTTAAAGCCATCAGTTGTTCTCCGCTGCGTCCCGTTCACTACGGGTTAGATAGTCTTCTCTAGCAGTTACAAGAGCTACAAAATCTGCTTGGTTGCTAGGTATAGAGTCTGTGAAGCTATCGTCATTCATTAGCTTTGTAGTCCACTCCTGTTGCATACGCTTCCAACAGTTAGCTTTCTTTCCATTCATTGCAGCTTGAAGCCATTCATCAATGTCTAACAAATCATTTAGCAAGATTGCTTGTTCTGTATCTGTTACTTCTACTGTTAATGTAATTGTTGCCATCTTTATCTCCTTTAAGATACGTTATTTCGCGTGGTTGTTTACGCTACTAGGTAGCCTGAAAAATAACTTACGGGGTTAACATCCATCTGCGCTGTCCCACTATTTGGTAACTGAAATTCAAGAGTAGCGGTGTCACCTGCATCCATGTCTGCTAGTACACTCAAAGGAAAGCTCATATAAAAAGCGTCTTGGCTAAGAGTATTAGTGCTAAAAATGTAGTAATAAAGTCTATTAGAAGTCCTCAAAGCAAGTTGAACATACTCAGTCGCACTATCTACAGTTAAGCAGTATATAGCTGCGTTAAATTGATACCTTCCCGTAACTGGCGCAGTAAACGTATTACTTGCAAAATTACCGCCTTGGTCAAAAACTTCAGTACCAAAAATTACAGTTCTATTTCCATTAATAGGGAGATTGTTTTGGCTTGATGAAGGTCTAACTGAAAACGCAGGTTGAGAAGGCATTGTCACACGGCCGCTGGCATCTATGCGCATGGTTTCGCTGAAGGTTAAAGCAGCACCAGCAGACCCCGAAGCAGCATTTGCGAATTCAGTAATACCCGCTGTCTGACGGATTATCGAGGCTGCCGCTGTCGTCTGGTACGCATAAGCTCCTGTGTCAGCATCGATATAAGCATTGTCAGATATGCTTATGCCGTCTATACCACCGGCACCATTTTCACTAATAATCGCGCCTTTTTCGCCGATGATTAGGTGATTCCAAGTGTTGTGAAGATCTGTAGGCGTAGATTTTCCGATTAAGACCGATCCACCGCTGTCTATGATGAGGCGTTCTGTGTTGTTTGTTTTGAAATGTAATGCTCTTGAGCCAATGGCTTGCATGCCAAAAACAGTTGTTCCATCAGCATACAGTTCGCCGGTATGAGTTTCATTAACCTCAAAGTCCAACAAACTACCGGTAGTGCCATTAAGGGTTAATGTGGTGTAACCGCTATATGTGTTAGGCGAATCAGTACCAATACCTACATTTTCACTACTATCAATAGTAATAGCCGTGGCATTACCGTTGTCTACAATACTTGTACTAAGGAGTCCTCTGGATACTTTAGTTAAAGCCATCAGTTGTTCTCCAGTTGTGTGATACGCGCTTCTAACGCCGTGATTATTGCTTGTTGTTCTTGGATTGCTCCTATCAAGCGAGTAATTACTTCATCACTTGCGTAGGCTAGTGTTTGTAGCTTGTCCGAGCCTACGGCTACTTCGGCAGTGCCATCATCGATGTCTGCCTGTGTGTAGACAGCATCTTTAGCACCTGTCACGGCATTAGGAATATGTTCTGCAAACTCGTGCGCAATGAAGCCCACCTGTGTTTCGGTACTCTTTCCCAATCCTGCCTTGTATGTATAACTGCGAGGTTGAAGACCGTTGATTATATCTAGTGAACCAGTAAGGTCAGCTATGTTCTCTTTTACCCTATGATCAGAGACGTTACTGATCTCGAGACCATCGCCGTCTCCAATTATAGAACCCTCTACCACACCCGCAGTACGATACTGCAGTACCATTGCTGTTCCACCGCTGATTCGGTTATTTATAAGAAGAATCTCAGCCCCACTACTGTTGTAGTTCATTCCTATCTGAACCGTACCAAGGGGGAGAAGCTTTATCCCATCAACACTATTATAGCTATATGAATTCGTAATTATGTCGCCGCTCGAAGCTATGCGCATGCGTTCTGTGCCGCTTCCACTGCCAGTGATGAACCTCATGCCGTTTTGTCCACGCATGAAAGAACCGTCAACTGTTGAGTCATAACCTACTGCGTGTGAAGTGTCACCTACTCCATTAAATCGCACTGAGCCAGAAGAGCCTATACCAACACTGCCTGACAGGTAGAGGTGTTTAAAGCGAGCGCCAGAACGTCCAAGATCAATTGAGTTGTCAGCAGCAGAACCGTTTCTGACAGGATCTATCGCACCGTTTGTAGGGTGAAAGCGAAAGCCAGACCCTGAAGTGGTGCCTGATTGGATATAGAGAGAATCGCCGCCTTCGCTACCAATAGTACCTACGGTTGTATCGTCTTTGCGGAATTGAACAATATCACCATCAGAAGTTGTACGATTAAATCTTGCTGTCTCTGAACCTGATACTGTTGCCGCTATTTTTCCTGTAGATAAAACTTGAAAGCCTACTGTGTCACTGCCGGCGGAAGTCTTCCCCACCAAGAGATTACCGTTGGAGTCGATGCGCGCAGCTTCAGAGCCATCTTTGTACCATTGATGCGTCAGGCTAGTACCATTACTATTAATAGTGTAGCCATTAGATACACCACTTTGCCCTGCTTGGAATATCGCTTGAGTCCCCGCACCTGCGAGTACATTCAACTTATATGAAGGCGAACTAGTACCAATACCAACGTTGCCTGATGCGGTTATGGTCACGTTATCTACCCAAGTAATAGCACCATTAGCACTTCCACTGACGGCACTACTAAAGACAGTATCTCCTGTGCTATTTGAGTTTATTTTAGCCGCTACACCAGACGTCTTATATTTCCAAGCCCCGTCGTAGTAACCATTACCTGAAAGGTAGAAGCCGTTGTTATACCCAAATAAACCAAGACCATTTTGTAAATCTATACTTTTTGATAAAGTGTTTGCGTAAGGGGTAACACCAATACCAACGTTTCCAGATACCAAAATGTCATTAGCGAAGGTTACGTTTTCTGAACTGTCAATTGTGATCGCAACGGCGTCAGCACTGTCGGAGACTGTACGGCTAAGCTCTGCAAGCTCTCTGGCTTTACTCATCAGTTGTTCTCCAGCGCTGTTAGTCTTGTAGTCAGGTCAGTTATTGCTGCTGCCTGTGCTTCAATTGTTTCTTGTTGTTCTTGGATGGCTTTCAACAGCAGCGGAATCGTTTCCGTATACGCCATAGCTTTAACAGGCGTGGTGCTATCTGAATCATCATCAGTGCCAACAGTTCCATCGTCTTCTAAGACAAGATGTTCATTTTCATCAACAACCTCTGGGAACGCTGATTGCCAATCCTGCGCGATGAAACCAATTTTTGTATCTGATGGATTGCTTATGAGGTTATATTTTACACAGCGCATATTCATCAAAGACGGTAGAACTGTACCAACATCAGTAATGTTTTCTTTAATACGTTCATCTGAGTGAGCAGTCCAAGATTGACCGCCGTGACTCAAATAAACGCCAACATTGCTTTCGTTAATTACATAAAAAACTGCGTTACTACCCGTTGCGCCCCCACCAAAACCCCATCGTTTGGAGCTATCAGCGGTTGCTGTTGTCATAGTAATGTCGTTTCTGGTGTTTGCACCCGCTCCAAAAAACCCTGTTGTGCCGCCTGATAGAATGCGCATGCGTTCTGAGGCAGGATCGCCACTATAAAATCTCATCGTGCCACTAGAAATAACATTCATGTTATCAGTGCCATGGTCGTAACTGATGTATCCTCTGTACTGTTGACTACCAGAGGTGCCATCAGCAAACATCAAGTATGCGTGGTGCGCAGGGTCAGAAACAATCGTAATGCCACCTTCGTCAGCCGCCGCTACTACAAGGTTTTCAGCGTAATAAGCATTTGGATTTGGGACACCAATACCAACACGGCCTGCTGAGTCTATGCGCATGCGTTCTTGCCACGTTATAGTAGCATCAGCGGTACCTGAAGCAGCCGTAGACCATGTGTGTATTCCGTTATTGGCATCCATCAGATATTGAGTTGCAGGTATAGCGTTTATGTACTTCCAGCCGCCGGCATAGTACGCATTGTTGGACAAGCGACTATCACCATTAGTGTATCCTGCCAATGACGCTAGCCGGACTTGCAGTGCAGTATAGGTATCCCATGCTTCTGGCGAGACACCAATACCAACATTGCCAGATGCGTCTAGCACCATTTTCTGAGTATTTCCACCAGTCGTAAACTTGATGGAACCCGTGCCACCGTCTGACATAATTGAAATATCATTGTCATAGGTGTAAAGGAATGCAGCACCTGCGGCGGTAGCACCATAGGCTGTAGCGCCTTGTTTACCAACATTTGTGGTATACACATTTTGGGCATTACCAACTTTGATTGTTGCATCACCACTGCCTGATTCATCTATCTCTAATTGACTACTAGGCGAAACAGTACCAACACCAACACGGTTGTTAGTTGCATCTACATACAACGTGTCTGTGTCAAAGTAAAAATCTCCAGAAGCAATCTTGGCTGGAGTTATAGTTCCATCAACAGGAACATTAATATCCGTCTGAGTCATTGTCATAACTTCTACAGCACTTCCATTCGGTGGAGCCGTAGAGAATGTTAGAGTAGATCCTGAGATCGAGTAGGTGTCTTTGTTTTGGTACACGCCGTCGATGAAAACCTGCGTGTTATTCTCTGAGACGGGGATGATCGACAGCGTCAGCGTAGTATCCGATCCGTCGCCAGTCATCAAGTCGATGTTCAGATTGCTGCCAGACACAGCAGCTGCAATCGAGTAGATGAGGATCTTGTTACCGTTAGCTGGTGCCGACACAAAGGTGAGTGTGTTGCCAGACAGGACGTAAGCGTCTTGTTGCTGAAAGATACCCTCGATGAAAACGATCAGATTGTTTTCACTGGTTACGCTCTGGCTCAGAGCATATGCCGTGGTTGACCCATCACCTGTGTAAGAATCCACGCTGAACGCCGAGGTGGCACCTCCGCCACCACCCCCTGACCCAGCCAACGCGCCCCAAGAGCTTGAGTAGCCCTCGAACTGATTGCTGGTTGTGTTGTAACGAAAAGAACCAGCAGACGGGCTGCTCGGTCTTTGCGCAGTAGTACCGGCGGGGACTTGTAGAGAGGTGGTTGCGGTCAGATCAGAGAATGATCCGGCAGCTTGAGTAGTGCCACCAATCGCAGTGTTATTGATCGTGCCGCCACTAATAGTACTGTTGTTGCTCACAAAGGTGTTGAGAGTCGCGGTTCCACTAGCGCCAAGCGTGGTTGCCGTGATCTCCGTACCAGTAATCGAACCGCCTGTAATCGAGACCGCTGCGCCGGATTGACCCGTGAAGTTTCCGTAAACCTCGACATCAATAATATCGGACGTAGTAGCGCCGGTGGTTAACGTGATCGTATTGTTTGCCGCGCTCGCTGTGTAATCCGTGCCTTGGACGAGTCTGACGCCGTTCATGTAGACGTTTACTAAGCCAGATTGGTTGATGACCAGTGTGTTGCTTGAATTATCCGCCCCAGAAAAAACCGTCTGACCGGCAGTTGGTGTGTACTGAAAATTGGATTTCACACCTTCGACAGTAGCAGCATCAATCACATCAGTTAGCAGCGCAGCAGTCATCCGCAACTCAACAATATCACCCGCTGACCAAGTGCCAGCCGTAGTACCGTCTTGCGCTCGGGTTATAGTGAACGTATCGGTAGACAGCGCCGTCGCCTTCACAACCTCTCGACCAGTCCCTGTCGCTTGCTGAATAGTCAAATAGCAATAATCGTCAGCACCCGCCAACTGCGGGAACGCAGAAGCGGACGCCACAGTCAACGAGGTCGCTGACGTATTTATGCCTGTAGCAACAGTGGTCGAAGCGTTGTTCGTAAACTTAACTGTCATCGCATTGTCCTATAACAATTGATTTTAACTAGCGGTCACAGTCCAGGTGATCGTCATGCTGTCTGACGCACCTTTGTTTACCACCGGGAAAACCGTGCGGCAAAGCATCGTGCCGCTAGAGCTTGCGTTGAGAACGGCAGCTTCGGTTAGCGCTGCTGTGCCTGTACCCGCACCAAACGTCGCGACGTACACAACATCGGCTCCAGATACAGTGGTCGAGGTTAAAGCCACTCGTGCAGACTCGCTGCCCAGCGCTGTATCACCAGCAGCGGCGGCAGTACTGCCCGTGCCAACCGCCATGTGGGACATCGCAGTGGCAGTAGCATCTTTCATCCGAGATGCGACATAGCCCTTGCCTGTTGTTACTACCAAGTTGTTAATTTCTTGAACGACCTCGTCGTTGATTACGATGGTCAAACGGCCTTGCATCGAGAGTCCTGAGTTAAAATCCATAGTCTTGCTTCCTATTGATTGAACGGTGCTGAGTTAAGAGTTGCAGCGTTCATGGCTGCGTTTGAGAACAGAGCGAAACTAAAACTTTCAGTAACGCTTACTGTGTCCGTTATTCCTTTGCTTACTGCCAACGAGTCAACAGCATCAGCAAAAGAGAAAGAGTCTGAGGAGGTCTTACCGAACTCGAGCGCCTGATCGTCAGAAAACCCAAAGATGTTCGTCTTCGTGTTAGCGCTGTCTTTGATCAGGGCGTTTACTGTTGCGGCATCATCCATCGAGAACGCATCAGTGAAAGCCCTGTTAAAACTGACGGTGCGAGAAAGGGACTCTGACAGGGCGGTCTGATCGACCAAACCTTTGCTAAAACCAAAAACATCAACGTCTGAAAGCCCAACCGAATCAGACTTGGATAAGCCGAAACCCTTCGCGTTTGATTCGCTGAGCTGCTGTTGATCAGCGAAGATTGGCTCTACCGCGCTGGCATGCGTATCACTGAAACTAAACACGTCACTGAACGCTCTTAGCAGTTCCAGCAAGATGTTGATGCTTTCGGACAGGGTGACCGTGTCGGACTTGCCAAGACCAAATACCATCTGAGAGATGGCTTCATCCAGAGTTACAGAATCGTTGGGATTCTTGCCGACACCAAGGGAAGGCAAATCAGTAAAGGAAAATTGATCGTCTAACCATTGGTTCTTTGTGTCAGGGTCGAGCACAAAATCTGCGGATAACAGCGTGGCTGCTACCACAGATTTGACATCCGTTACGGATATATCCCCACGGAGATCGGCTACGTTTAAGACAATCTTAGAAGACATTAGTCAAAATCGTCCCTGACCTTGAACTTCACAAGGTCGTAAACCGTCTGGATGCCGCCGTTGCTGTGCGTTATCTCAACCTCGCCTTCATAAGTTCCCGCTGCGCTAAACGTAGTGGTTGAAAAATTAGCCACGCATTCGCCTTGCGCACCGTTCGTGATAGAAAAAAGTCTAGTGTCTACTATCGCGGAGTTGCCCAGCTCTCGTAGCCGCAGGCGAACAGTGGCACCCGTGATGTCAATCGGTGCCCAACTCGCACTGTTCTCAGGGTCAAGCACTAACCCTGAAGCAGCAGTATTTCTATCCTTTAGCGTTAAGTTCAACGCCGGTAGCGTATCCCCCACTACTAAATTCAATGTTTCTGAGTAAGCCATCTTCTACCCCAAATTTGGTTATGATAGTACCACTTGTACTATCAGTATGCCCAGAGAACTGGCGTCGTTGTTCTTGTATCGACATGCACAAATGTCTTTGCCACACCGATCCCAGTAAACCCGAGATAGAAGGCCTGCTTCACAAGCTCTCGTCTCTCAGCACCGCCAGACACTTTGATATCACAAGCAATCCCCTGCGCATGGGTTCCTGGCTGCGATTTCTTGGCCTCAATACTGTGAGTTGGAGACCTGTAACCTGATGTTACATACAGCGGCCTACCGACAGCTGATCGAAGCTCGTCGACCTTGCGTATGAACTCAGGATCCATCTCGTTCTCGCCGGTCTCTTGGCAATCGAAATCACTGATTTTGAAGTACAGGTACTCCATTACTTGTCTACTCCCTTGATTCGCTCGTAACTTCTACCGCCGGACAGCCCTAACATGCCAAGAAGCAAAGGCATCATGACGCCTGCATCAGCTTGCGGTATTTCAACACCGAACCCAGCCGCGATGGGCGCTATTAGAAAGTTCACCATAAGCCCCAGCACACACGTGTAACCGGCTAAGGGACGCCAACTCGATTGAAACCAGTTGCCTTTTGCATCGAGCTTCAAGATTTCTATCTGCTCTAACGCAATCTCTTGCCCATGTTTCTCGGACATCGTGGCGATCTCGTGAGCCAAAGCCGCCGCCTTGTCCTTATCTTTGATAACCTTGCCAAGCAGCCCGCTTACAGGGCCTATCAGCTGTCCTACTAAACTCATCGTTACTCCTAAAGAATTGCGGCCACAGGCATTAATCTCGACAAATCACCGCGTAGTGCAGCCTCCGCCGACTCAGCCGTTGGGCCAAAGAGGGTTGCAAGACCGGCGGTTGGCCCGTTCCACTGCCCCGTCTTATATGCCATCGAGAAGATGGACAGCGGGCCATAAATACCAGCGCGATCTACGATCTCGTTCAGGTAGCTGCCCCACTCCATCGTGTCAGTTCGGAAGTAGTTCTTGTCGCTTTGGCCAAATGTCCCGATAAAAGCGCCAGCAGTCTTGGTGTACTCACGAAGTTCCATGCCTGCCATAGCGAGCGGCAATAGCGCTACAGCCGACAACGCTAGGACGCCAGTAGCGCCAGCAATCCGAGCATTGCCCTCGCTCTCTTCAATACGAGTTAACGCTTCACGTTTAACACCGCCAATGATCTTGGTGTAAAACGCATAGAAGTAAGACTTCAGCTGCCAAACCAAAGCCCAACGGGGATCTGATGCCCAGCTTGGGCGCTCCGCAGCATTCGGTCTAAGAATCGAGCTTTCAACAAACTTCTGTAGTGCAAACTTTACGTTTCTTGCTTCGGCGGCGTTGATGTTCCGCCCGCCTTTGTCCCAAGCCATTATCTCTTCGGCAGTAACACCGAGGTCTTCTAGATACCGCTCAGAGCGTGGGTTGTTTGTTTCATTCTTAGCATGTCGAATAAGGAACTGTACGCCCATGCCCGTAGCAAACGTGCGAGTAAAGTTGGTAAACCACTGCAACCCTGTGTACTTGAAGAACCCATCAGTCCAGTTACGTGCTGCTGTATCCATAAACTCGCGCTCTGACACGCTAATCCAGCCGTTGGCGATAGCATCGTCCTGTACTAACCCAATGTCTTCGGCCAGCTCTCTCGACTCCGCAAGACTCATGCGATCTTTGATCTGACGGAATGCCATTTCGAAGCCGCCAAACTCTTTGCTATTAATGATCGGCCCTGCCAGTTCAGGTAAAGACCCAATCGCAGCGAGGGGTAACAAGATCGTGTACTGCGATGCCAATAAGAAACTTTGAACACGCCGTCTACGCTCTGACATCGGCTCAAAGCCATATCCTAGGTAACTGTTGATGATGTCTAGGGCGTACTGCTTTCCTTCACCATCAAGCTCATCGAGCAACGGATTTAAGATATCTTCGCCACGCTCATTCTTCGTAGCTTTGTTCCACTCGACACGCCGCACTAGCTGACGCTGGTACAACTTGAAGGCTTCCACAGGCGGGAGCAAGAAACCTTCTCTGGCTAGCAACGCACGGTCGGCGTCCTTAGTCAGCTGACGTAACTGCTGCCTACCTGCGGCTGGATCAATATCGCCATCAACAGGAAGGTCTTGGTTGGTGACGACATCCTGATACTTCACAAGCCGCGCCACGGCCATTTTTATTCGCTTTCTTGCTTCACTACCTTGAGCCTGTCTCGGCTGACTGAGAAGCAGCCCTTCAAACTGGCTAGAGCGATTACTGACTTCTTGCAGGTTTAATACAACTGGGAAGAAGTTTTCTTGGAAGCCAATCTTCTTTGAACCAGGGTAGCCCGCCTGACGCGGCTCAACGTAATCTGTGTATATGTCCTGAAGGAATTTACGGATCTTTTGCGCCGTTTCGTTCTCAAGATCTGCCGTTGCCACATCAGATTGCGCTTCTTCCATAGCTGTCGCGACTTCGTCACTGTCTATTTTGAACCCGACATCGCGCTCGAACTTGGTCTCGAATTCACGGTTCTGCACGTCAGCTTCTTGCAACATGCCCATACGAGAACCACGGCCTGTCTGCTGAGCTTCGATGTAGAACATCTCTGCAATCGGCTGGCTGATAGAACGAAGCTCTTTATTCGCTGTGCGGAGGACACGTAGCAAAGGCCTTGCCGCTTCTCGGGTTTTGCGAAACGAACCAACAGCTGCTTCCTTCATGCGATTGGCTAAGGCTTCAGCGCCCTTGGTCTTCTCTACCTCGACTTCGATAGATCGAACCATCGCTTTCTTTTCGAAGGTCGAAAATGACTTGGCGACCGAGGCAGCGTCTTGAGCTAGAGAGTTGTTATTGTAGCTGTTGGTTCTGATAACGGACTCGATGAAATCGTTAACAGATACATCTATATCGCCCTCGAAGCGTTGCCGTAGCTCGCGGCGGATCGTATTAAAAAGCTCCACAAGTCTGGCAGCAACGCGCTTGAAGACAGACTCTTCCATGTTCGAAGGGCGTTGGCTCGAATCACGACGAGTTTGTATGTCGACCCACTTAGCGACGTTATCGGCAAACCACTCTTCAAACCCGTGCGGGCCTGAGTACGCTTTCTCGGATCGATCCCGATTCTTAAACGATTCCCACATCCGATTGAAAATTGGCTTACCAATCAGCCCATTGAACTCTTCTTGGAAGACCGCGTGCCCTAACTCGTGGGCTGCAATCAAAGTAGATTCGTAATCGTTAGTGGCTTTGGTGTCATCTACGATGATGAAGTGTGCATTCTTGAAACCGACATATCTGCCAAACGTGCCTTCCTGATCTTGCAAACTAGATGCTGCTTGTATAAAAGCGCCCGCAACAGTTCGATCACCAAATCGCTCTGCAATCTGACCCTGCGACAGACCTTGAAGCTGGCTAATGGTCACTAAGCCAATTGGCAGATTCAGCTTTAACTTGCTAGCAGCGCGCATAATCGGCTTTGCAATCACTGCTACAGGCTCCCCGAACGGGAATGAGATCGGATTGCCGTATATACGGCTGTTACCTGACGGCGTGGTTACACTGTAATTCGCGTAAGGTGGGTCTTCGTCCCGAGTAAACTGGTTGGGGTTATCAACGCTTTCATCACCAATGAAATCTGGGCGATCAATCAACCCCGCTTCAGCTGCTTCTTGGCGTTCAACTGCTTCAGCAACATCTTCGTCTGCCTCAAAACCCGACCCGATACCCTGCTGCTGCCGAGCACGTGCTTCTAAATCAGATTGCCTTCGCGCCTCGGTAGCTTGTTCTTGTTCAACAAGATCCATAGCCACTGTAATGCGGGTAAGATTCTTCGCTAACGCCTTGCCCAGCGTGTCTTTTGCAGTACGGCCTACTCGGGTTTTTAATATCGGCTTTAGGAACTCAGGCGGTTCTGGCCTAGTCTCTGTTTGAGGCAGCAGTTCTCGCTGCGTTGAGTCACCCTCCACGGGCCTCGAATTAGCCAAGAACCAGCTACCTACACTCTGCTGGTAACGAGCAAGCTCATCGAGGATCGTGCTGCCGCGCTCGTTCCTAGCAGCAATGTCTACGTCTCGCTTAACAGTTCTACCTTGCGCATCACGGCCTTGTGCTTCGACGGTTATCCGATAGCCGTTAACGATAAGCTCATTCAGCATTTCAATCAGTGCATCGCCATCAGACCCCGCTTCAAAGTCTTGATCTCTACGAGTTTCCAAGAGACGACGCCCCGCATTGGCAAGGTCAACAAGGTTTACCGGCTGTGGTTCGCCGTCTGGCGCAATGATCTTGAAACCGGAGCCTTTAGCGAACTGACTCGCAACAGCCATCTGAATCTCTGCCGCCAAGAATTCAGCTAACTCAAGCAATCTCTCAGGGCCATTACGCGGCGTGTGACGGAACTGTTCTGCCTCTGTAGAAAAGATCTCCAGCCCGTACCTGCCATCAGCTCGACGCTCTGGCGGTATGATTTGGACCTCTCGCCCCCGCTGCCGAAGTGAAACCATGTTCTTCAACATAGACTCTGACATGCGGCCCCAAAACGAGTTCGACCAGTCGGCATCGAAGACACCTGCAAACTCTTCATCAAACGCTCGCCGTGCTGCCTGAGTACCGCCGAATTCACGCTCTGCCGGAGCGAAGTTCCGCTCTTGTAGAAGTACCGCGCTTTGTTCATTAACTGCAGACGTCGGGTCTGCGACAGCGTCTTCAAATTCGGAATCTGATGGGGTCGTGTCGGCTTGCGCCAACAGGTCTTGCTCGGCGCGAAGCGTAGCTACGATCTCACGCTTGCGATCAATGTCGCCCTGCCTAAAGTCTCTATTTAACTGCTGTAAACGCTCGTTGTTCTTGTTCTCCGGCGCTCTTGCCAAAGCACTTAGGCGTTTACCTATGGCTTTGAAATCTTCGGTATCTTCATCTGCGATATCTTGACGTGCTCTTGCAGCTGCAGCTTCTACATCACGATCAGAACGGCTTATCGTGCCATCGGGGGCGACTGATATATCCCGTACAACCGGCCCAGCTTCCGCGTTCACTTTCGCCTGACGCTCTGCCAACACATCTTCAGGTGGCTTAACGTCAACACGTCCACCGTCTGGTGCCAAACCTTGAGCTGCGACAAGCGCAGCCGGAAAGCCATCTTCGTTTGTGGCCTCTTCAGAAATTATATTACCGTCGGCATCTGACACCTGAACAACGCGATCCGCATCGGCGGGTTTTTCTGCGCTATAGCCAAGAGCCACAGTTAAAATGGCAGGTGACGCGCCACCCCGCACAACCTCTTCAGCTACATCAAAGGTCTTCGCAACTATTGTCCCTTTGCCGGGAACAAAGGCCACGTAACCCTCTTGCCCATCAATGGATACTTTCTTGATCCCACCACGCTCCGTAGCCCCGTAAGCTGGGCTGTCTCCTTCTACCCACACGGCTTCTTTGGTGCTGGTGTCGGTATACATAGCGCGGATCTGCGCATCCAAATCAACAGACGGCTCGGGGTTCGTAAATTGTGCCCGTTGGGCTTCCGAGGCTGAGACGAAATTTACCGCCGCCTCTTTCCCCTGCTCCAGCATATCGCGAGCTTTGCTTCTGACTTCCTCAGAAACAGTAATGTTACCGGCCTCACGGACGCCGCCAGCAACAGTCGAACCTGCGGCTCCGAAAGCACCGCCGCCAAAGAACGCGGCAAACGCGGCCTCGCCCAGCCGCAACTGAGCTTCTTGTGCTGTAAAGGACTCATCCATCTGAGCACGGTTGGCTACAGCTAAACCCTCTTGGGCGACTTCAGTGGTTGCTTCGACAGCACCACCCCGTACAAAACCGCCACCAAGGTCTTTAGCAAGCCGACCCATGACAGTGCCTTCGCTACCAGCAGCTAGTTTCTTTGCGCGGTTTCCGACCAGCTTCAGCAACGCAACTTCGCCGCCAACACCTATCGCGGCTTGCGGAGCACCAACAGCTAAAGCTCTGAACGCCGTCATGGGATCGTTTGGATCCTGCCCTGACTCGATACCTTCAGAGAAGTTCTGGCCGGATAACGGTGTAAATTCAGCGCCAAACGCGCCTGTTAAAGCGCCACGTCGCGCATCTTTCGCTAAGCTATAAGCCGCCTCCGCAATCTCTTTCTGATCGGGAGTAGCGGTCTTTTTGGCTACGTTTTCCAGCGATTCACGAACGATCTTCTTTGCCGCGAACTTAGAACCTTCGGCTACGCCCCTCGCAGCCAATGCAGTACCCGCACCGAAACCGGCACCGAGAACTGACGTGACCGCAAATGGGACTAGTTGACCCGTGCCTTTCGCAACCTGTGAAATAAACCCGCCAAACGTAGGTTCGTCGATGAACTCGCTAAAGGTCTCCAAGTCTTTTACGACTTCGGATGCTGCGCTTTGATTAGCTCGGGCCTGCCTTAGACGTTTTTCTACACCTTCTTCATCGCCGATCAGGCTATTACCAAGTGCAGCAAAGTAATCTAAGTCTGCACCAAGACCTTCGGCTCCCGCCTGCATACCCCGAGAAAACGTATCCGCTAAATTCTCTTCATCGGTACCCTGAATATATTCAGCCTGTCGGCTACCAAATAAAAAGTCCTCAACGGGATCAGCCACTATTGCCTCGCGCTGCCTCGTTGCTGTTCGCAATGTTCACCAGGAGATTAGCGACATCGCTATTTAGTTTCCGCAGCTCGCTAATCTTTACGCCTTCGTCCTGTCGACGAGAACCCGAGCCAGAGCGAACACCGTAGAAAATCATCTCGCCGTCTGAGCTGATGCCCGAAAGATCAGCATTTATTTGCCCGTCGACCCCAGGTCTGAATAGCTTTAAGAAACTGTCGACAGCAGTTCCGTAGCTACCGGAAGCCGCCATCTGCTGCATCACTAAACTGAGCGTGGTGTTGCCAAGCCGGTTTATCGAAGCACGGCTTTCATCTGTCGTAGCAATAGTTGCTTGCTGCTGGATGCGAGGTAAGTATTCATTTGCGAGCTGGAAAATATCGTTTCGACTGGTCGTCAAGTTGCCGCCCTCATCGAAGTTCGCTTGCAGATCTTTGTACATAGTTTGAACAAACGTATTGTTTGTCTCGTTAATACGCTGGCGATCATTGAAGAGGTTTCTGGCAAGTTTTTGGTAATCAAGGTCGAGTTGAGCCTGCTGCCGAGCTTCAACCCCACGATCCGATACTCCAGTTTCAAGTATGTTGATAAGCTGATCCTGAACAGCGCGTCGGTTACCGTCGTTAGGTGTTGACGCAATGATCATCGCGTACGCAAAAGCCTGACGGCGCGGATCTAGCTTGGCTAAATCGGCGGCGGTCTCTACGCCTTGTTCCCGTAAATCTTGCGCAGCAGCTGCAGCTGTCTCTTGGTCTATTTGTAGGTCGCCGTTATCCACAGCCTCGTCAATCTCGGCAATAGTTTTGTCCTCGACAACCGGAGCTATCACTTGCTCAACTTTGGCCGGTATCGGTGGTGCCCCTGGTGTCCTAACTGGAGTCGCCAAAATACGAGACATGAAGCCCTGTTCTTCTGGCTCCGACTCATCTTTAAGGCGTTGGATCTCTGCTCGCTTACGCTCTGCAGCACGCACGTTTGCACGAGATGAACCTGTCTTACGACCTTCGATAGCGGCCAATTCTTTTTCTAGCTTTGCTATCTGCGCAGAGTTATCCGTGGGCGCAGGTTTAGCCGCTGGCGTAGAAGCCGCTTCAGGCTCAGGATCGGGTTCGGGTTCGGGTTCAGGAGGGATTTCAACAGCCGGTAGTCCCACATCTTGGCGCAGCTGATTAGTAAGCTCCGCTTCTTCTTCGGGGGTATCAGAGGCTGCAATAGTAGCTGCTGCCTGCCGCTGCGCTGCTGGATTGCTTTGTAAAGCCGCAAAAAGTTCGCCTTGTCCGTTGGCAATTATAAGCTCTCTGCTGTTAGCAAAAGAATTTAGGTCAACTGCACGCTGCCCATACAGCACACCGTTACGATCTTGGAAAGCAAACTGTACTTGTTTGAAAAGCTCGTCACCTCCAAATTGCTTGGCAAGGTCGTTATCGTCGGAAGTGCCCTGTTCAGTCAGTACGCCTCGGCTCCCATCCGCGTTTACACCACCTACTACGAAGGTAGAGTTGCCGCCTTCATCTTTTATCGTATCAATACGATCTATATTAAACCCATCGGGCACTTTGCCCTGAAGCCCTCGGTTCGCAATATCTATAGCCGCTTGCTGAGCGATAGCATCACCAGCGGCCAAACGGGTATTAAAATCTTTGGATAACCTGATCCGGGGGTTATCGGCATCGGTATCCACCGTAACAAGACCCTGATCACGCAACCGTACAAACACATTCGTGTAGTCCTGATCGCGCTCTGATTGTTCAAAATCTGACTGCGCACGCGCTCCCTGTTCTGCGGCCAAACGCCTAGAAGTCTGGCGGTCAAAGTAGCTGCGAGACCTATTTGCGCCCCTCTGTAAGCCGTCTAATATAGTCGCCATATATATTTACCTAAATGAACGCTGCAATTAGCGCAGCACTCGCGAGTGTTCCAACCGTCTGATATGTCTGCGCTTTCGACTGTGCTTTCGCGCTTTTGTACGCTTGCTCTCTGGCACTTTGATCCGAAGCCGCGCTTGCTAGCTGACTCTGAGAAGATCTATTGACGCCCTGACCGATGTTGATGAGGTCAGCTAGCAGCGTCTGATTGGCTTCTCGCTGAGCAATACGGGCATCGCTGAGAGCCTGTATAGAACCAAGGGCTGTACTGCGTTGAAGTGAACCTTGTTGCTGCTGCAGCTGCGCAGGTGTCAACTGAGTGCCATAGCGACCGATATTACGATCAGCTACTTGCCCTGATATCTGGCCAGCCATAGCACTATCTTCTCGCGCAGAATCAATCAACGACGTATCGGTTTGCGCCTTCTTGATTTGCGCCCGTTCAAAGCCTTGATAATCGCGGACGTAATCGTTGTATTCACCGCGAGTGATTCCCGCCATTGTTTCACGGGGGTCGGACACATTTGGTAAACCGCCAATTGAGTTATACGGATTACTACTGCTTTCGCTGACGCTCATCCCGCCCATATAAGGTTGCATTCTTCCCATCTAACCCCCCTGCAACGCATCGAAGAAACGAGTGCCAAAGTTATCCTTGTTCTTGCCAGCTTTTTTCTGCGAATACTGGTCGAAACCTGTAGCGACGACGTCTGCTACTGCTGCATTGCGAGCGCCTCTTACGAGCTGATTGTTTTTCGCCCTATCCAGCGCTTCACTGGTTGCTAAACGGGATGCCTGAGCCATGCCACTCTGAGCATCGGAAGCCTGACCGCGAGCCGTACCAAGGACGTTCGTCGCCATCTGGTTTTGGATCTTTTTGGCCGACGCGTCAGCAATACCGAGCTGACCACCGAGTGCCTGAGATAAATCACCAACAGCTGATACATCTTGCGCCCCCCGAAACGTGGGGTTAGAAGTCAGAGCCTGCATCGTGTCAGCGCTAGCGCGTCCACGAAGAGCCCGTCGATTATCTTCGGACTGTGACTGATCGCGCATATCTCGCAACAGCGGTGCGTAGTTCCGCTTGAAAAAATCGTATTGGGCTTTGGCAACGGACGCCGAGGCCTTCTCTTCGGGAGTAGCTTGGTATTCGCTTTTCTTTGGTTTACTGCCCATCGCTTAACCTGTACCTGTAAACAATTTGATCTATCTCCCAACCCTGATCTATCAGGATTGGTTCCATTTGCCGTACCGTAGTTCGCACCTCAAGTGCCTCTACGCCGATTTCAGAAGCTACCTTCTTGAAGAAGCCCTGATACTTGAGAACATTTCTCTGACCCTGCTCATCGGAGTACGCAAGCCAGACAAGGAGGGTCTTCTTGGATGTGAATCCATCCACCTCAATAGTCGTGACAACAAACCCTTCAGGCGCTTTCCAATAGAGCGCATTCCCTGCAACCACTTCGGCGTAGACATCTTCAGGCCGGAAAGATAGCTGCGGATGAGCCTGTAGGATTGCCTCCACACCAAGACGAACACGATCCCAGTCTTCACGAATATCACCAAGAACCGGCTCATCCCTTCGAGTACCGCGTTCTTGTAAGTTTGTAGTTTCTACCGACTCCACCGTACTTCACCTTCCTAGCTACTCTGGTTTCTGATTGCCGTCCGCGCTTCTCTGCTTCGACGAGCTGTTCGTTAAATAGTGATGCGAAAACGCCCGCGCCCGCATAGTCCGTCCACTCACGCCCAGGCATTCGCAACAAACGTAACAATGCGCCATTGACTATCGTGTCTCGGTAGTCGTTCATGACCTCAGTGCTACATGAAGTGGATGTGTGCGTAGGCTTTAGTACAGCCCGCATAAGCACGCTAGATACCTTGGTGACATTTGGTACAGGCGCTATGTAAAACAGGCTCTGCGACTGCTTTACGAAGTACTCAGGCGTGCCCTCGTTCCCAGCCTTACGCCATTCAGGAATACGCTGCTCAAGGAGCGCGGAAGTGATCGGCTCTAAGTCGGTGCCGTCGTAAGTGGCCCATAAAATCTCATGGACAACAGTGCCGTTTGGCGGCTCAAGGTCATACTCGAACAGATTAGCGATGGTTGTGATCGGGTCTAACTCTTGTTGATAGACCCCAGATTTTTCACACAGCTCTATCGTAGCCGACCGAATACTGTTCTCGATCAGCGTATCAGGGCACGAAGGCACCATCGGGATAATCTCAGGCAATAGGGATTCGTAGGTAGCCATACGTTAGCCTGCTGCCTGAGATGGCAAAATTGGGTTTTGTTGGTTCAAGCCGGTGTTAGGCGACGTAACAACGTCAATCTGAGCTTTGCCAGTTACCGAATTGATGAACAACGCGTAATGCGTGCTCGCTCGCTGGTTGTTACCAGCGTACTCAGCGTCTTTCGTATAGGCACGGAAAAGGGCGTAATCAGCGATAGCGTTCGCAAAAATATCAGGTACGCCGAGGTTACCGTTCTGAGCCACCGTCGCAGGATTCGCGGAATAGACTATCTCTACATAAGAGTCACCCGAAACGCCTGGATATACGTAGAAGTTGCGAGGATTTTGCTCGTCATAGACGTAGTGCTTTACGATATTCGTGTGCGCTGCGTCGCCCGTAACTGACGGGTCGTGCCAGCTAGGGGTCTGCGCATCAAGTACCTCGCGGGATACTAACCGTATAGAACGGGCTCCTGTGCCATTACTAGCCGCCGACATATTGCGCACGACACGAAGCAACCGGTTACCCGCTGCGGGTATATCCTGTTTCGTTCCTGCCACTAAAGTGACCGTCGTATTCACCGCAGTAGCATCAGGCTTTAGCAACGCTATTTCACGCTGCGCATCGTTAATGAACAAAACGAGTTCACTTACGACCGGCCACCGAATACCCGTAGTGTCCTGTAAGGTCACTTGGATTCGATCAATTACGCTTTGCACACTTACAGTCATGGTCTACCTCTAGGTGTTCAACGCCTCTTGCCATGCGGCCTCACGTTCGGACGTGGCAACGGTACGACCGGCGGCTTTATTAACCACGGCGGCTTTTGGCGAACCGTCTGCCTTAAAATTCTCTGGATCGCCCTCGTCAATCAGGCCTTCCATTACTGCTACAAGACCTGAATCTGGAGCGGCCACCTCTTGCTCGATGACCACTTCTGGCTCATCGGCTACAGCTACTTCTTCTTCGATGGGCGAATTAGCTGCTTTGATTTCTTTCGCGCCCATCTGCAGGGCAATTAACCCAATCTCGTCAGATACCTCACGTTCAACGCCTGCTTGGAACAGAACGACTGCCCCCGTAAGCGTCGCAACCCTGACTTCCTTGTCTGATATAACCTTCATGTTTAGTACCCTGATCTCCTAGTAGTTCTTCGTGGTGCCGGTGGCATCTTCTTCTTTTTCTTCTTTACCGTTTTCGTTCGCGTAGTTCCGTAACCCATTACTTTTGCTCCGTCGTGTATCGCTTGCCGTTCCATGTGAACGTCTTCTTCCCAGATTTTCGAGCAGTAGCGAAAGCAGATCTAAAGCTGCCAGCTGCAGCAGATTTCTTTTTGAACGTCTTATAAGTGCCTGCTTTAGTCTTCACGCCGCCCGTAACGTCTCGCTGCATACTTTGACTACGAGCACGGGGGTTTCTATTCGTGTTTCGAGGTGCCGCGTCGAAGTCCATATTGGTTTTTGAATCTACTGAACCGCCACTGCGGCCCGTTCTTGGATTCTTTGATGTTATCGGCTTCTTGGCCGCAACCTTCTTGGTAGAGGGGATGCTCTTTTTCTTTTGCCCGGTTGTCGCAGGGGTCTTTCTCTTCCTAGATACAGTGTTTAGCCTCTCAGCTTCTTTCTTCGCTTCTTCAGCTCTAGCCGCCTGTCTCTTCGTTTTCATACGAGCCACCGTCGCTTTCAATCGGTCGCTACGGCTGGTTGTAGGTGAGCTCTTCGGCTTCGCGTAGGGTCTTTTTCGCATCCTAAATCTCCAAAAAAAGAGCCCCCTCCGAAGAGGGGGCTAAACACTCTACTGAGCAGTGTCGAGTGCGATTACGCCAAAGTCTTCAACGCCACCGTTGTAGTCGCTGTTGTACTTGGGCTTACGCAGACCGAAGATCTTGCCAATAGAGATACCGGCTTGGTTTGAGTAGTCGAAGGTGTCTTCAACAATCTCAGGGTTGCCGATGTCAGCCATCGCCAGAGCTTGAGCACCGCAGAACAATGCACGAGCACCATTCACATCGGCGTCAGCGCCCCACTTGTAGCCAGCTGCGCCAGCGTTAGCGGAGGTACCAGCGGTAGCACCCTCAGTGCTAAAGACGTGACGGAACTCGTGAACCATTACGCCGTCAACCATCAGGCTGCTGGTGCCCGCGAACAGACCGTTTGAAGGGCCTCGGACGCCAGCGTTACGGACGTTCGCCAAGAAGTCAGCATCCAACTTCAAGGAGGCCATCTGTTGTGGGGTCAAGAACAGGTGGAACACCTCTTCGTTACCGGCACCACGTAGACCACGGATGTAGTTATCCTTGGCGTACGCCTTCAGGTTAACGATGCACTCGTAGCTGATCTTGTCAGCAGCGTCAGTCAAAGTAGTGTCACCAGCTACCAAACCGCCAGTTGCGTCCCAACGACGGTGGCGGTTAGTGGTAGGAGCAGAAACGTCTGAAGCAAACTCCAGATCGACAAGCTCAAGACCAGTGGTGCCAGACGTAGTACGCAGAGCGCCATTCGTCTTGCTGGTGTAAGCAATACCAGACAGCGTCAAGAACGCCAGCTGATCCATACGATCCGCCATTGCATATGCAAGTGCGTCGCGGGACTGCTCACGGAAGTTTACAACTGACTTCTGGTCAGCCAATCGACCGGCGATGCGGTTAGCAAAGCGCAGCTGATCCAGCTCAACGGTGATGTCGTAGGCGCGAAGCGCTTCTTCATTACCTTCCAGAGTGTTGTCGCCGGTTACACCGTCACCAGTCATATCCGCTAGCAAGGTGATTACGGCTTTGGTGCCCTTCTCACTCTTGGTAAGTTCAGTGATTCGCTGAACCATTGCGTTTTGACCAGATCCTGCGAACTGGTTGATGAAAGACATGTTGCGAGCAACCTGCCAAAAGTCGCGAGACCAAGCCGTTAATTGGTTTGAAGTCAGCGACGCAAAGTTAGTAAGAGCCATATCGGTTCCTTAATTGCGTAAATTAGTACTTGTTGTACTTATGTTGGGCACAAGCCCGTTCATAGCCGACTTTTGGAGCGGCTAATCCGTTTCCTCGTGTCGTGAGGCGACGAACTAGCGCTTATTAACGAGGGGCGACCTCGGAAGGTTTAACGCCTTTACAGGCGAATACGTTTTTAACGTGTACGGCACGATCTAATATCGTTTAGATGGACGATTGCTGCAGAATAGTACCACTTGTACTATTCTGCAAACAAAAAGATCACCATTTCACCTTATGCGACCAATACCTTGCGCTGAGCTTTGAGGGCTTTGCGTCTTGAGCATTGTGACGGGCGTAATAGGACTTCTTTCGCGCTTTGTCCTTGGCGGTCTTCGGGTTTTTACCCGCACCGCTTACACCTTGTTGACCAAAGCGAATCAATTTCATCTCGTGCCCTACCGCAGCCAGCACCATGTGCGATTTCGTCGCGTGGTTTGGGGTGCGTTTCGGTTTATTCACACCCTTCAACCCATGTTTCTTCAGCAGCGCGGCTCTTCTACTCTCGTGTGCCATATCAAACCTACAAAATATCGCCTCGAAGCCGCTTCAATGTGGCATCTGGTAGCGAATTGAACTCATCTTCAGTCATTGAAGAGATGTCTAGGGGCTTTTCACCACGGTTAGCGGAGCTTTCTCCAGGCAATTCCGGCGGTTGGGCCTCGGCTGCCTTTAGTTTGCTGGCTACTTGGCGACGTTTCTTTGTAACTTCGTCTACATTCTTGGCTGCAGGTGCAGTATCTGCGCCCAAAGTGGACGTAGTGGCCGCCGGTTCGACAAGATCGTAGCTCTTGACCACAAAATTAGCCGCTTTACCTAGCGCTTCTACTGCCCCAAAGCCCTGAGTGATGAACGCATCACGCAGATCTATGACTTCTTGCGTGTATTCCGCGTTGTAAGCCTCAGAATTCTGGTCAAAGACTGGGAAATTAGCCTCCAACTCGTTGGCAGCGCTCTGCAAAGCAGTCGCTTGCTGGTTCTGAGCTACCGTCTGCGACATTTCCTGACGCATTTCGTACGCGATTTGCTCTTTTTCGGCTTTGCGCATGGCATTTCGGAGCGCTGCAGCCTTATCGGCCTCACCATCGAGCACCAATTGCTGATATTCCAGCTCTTTGGCGTCAAAGTCGTACTCTTCAGGAGCACTTTCGGCTACTTCCTGTGCCGCTTTCATGTCGTCGAGCTGTTTCTGTAGCGCTTTTTGCTTGGCTAGTACCTCATCTAAGCGAGATTTGGGCACCATTGGCTTCTTACGCGGCGATTGGGGCTCAACTTCTGGCTCTTCTTCAACAATCTCAGTGTCATCTTCAAGATCTTCGTCGTCTGCCTCGGCAACTTGATCTAATTCCGGCTCCTCGACCTCTTCATCTGCAACTTCAGCTTCCTCCGCAGCCGCTTCTGTCTCTTCGACAGCGTCTTCCACCACTTCTTCAGCGGATTCTGCCTCATCTTCTTCTTCTCCTAAGCCGAAATTAAGGTCTAGGGTCTCTTGTACAGGCTCTGGGGTGTCAGCGCCGGGGAATGGCGTAGCTACTGCGGTATCTTCTTGATCAGACATGTCAAAATCCTATTGATTTGGGGTGTTTTTCGCGCCGGTTTGCATGGCCGTAGCGGCAATACGGGCGGCGGCTTGGGTTTGTTGCTGATTTGTCCTGACTTGGTTAGTCAGATCAGCCAACTCTCGACGAAGCTGCAGTTCTTGCATCTTCATTTCGATCTTTCCTTGCAGTTCAGCTACCTGAATATCCGGTGCAGCCTGCGTGGTCTGGGCTTTAGCGATATTTACGGCGGCCTCGGAGCCAAGTTTCTGTACTTCGGCCTCCAATTTCGCCAGTTCTAGCTGGGCTTCCTGCATTTGCATCTGTTGAACCATCATCGCGGCCTCCATCTGCTCTGGTGTCTTCTCAATTCCGGTCAACATACGGATCCGCTTCGCAAGCTCGCCCTTCTTGGCCAGATGTGAGTACTCAATGATCGCGTCGTCAGGGATAGCCACGCCGACTTGACGCAGATTTAAGGCTTCTGCGAACTGAACCTCGTCAAACGAGTCACGAGCCGGTGCCGTAGACACCACAACGTCGTATTCACCAAGCGTCAGGTCGTCAATCACCTGCCCTTCCGGCGTTACCTCGTTGATCACCATCGCTTCGCGGGGCTTCATGGGATCGGCGTCGTTGGTCACCTGAATAACTCGCGTCTCGGTGTAGAAGGTTTGCACCAACTCCAAGATCTTTTCCGCCAAGTAGTGGCGGGTCTTTCGCAGGTTATCCAGCGGTACCTGAATCATAATCGCGCCACGATTCTGCTTAGCTCGGATAGCGATACCAGACACCTCGGCGCTGTCAGTACCCAACATCGACTCGTTGATGCCACTGATCGCTTGGATATTTGCCGCAGCCTTCTGCCCAATACGGTCTAAACCGGTTGGAATTGAGTTCGCTTGAATCTTCGCTGGCGGATTTGTGCCACGGGCGTACTCAATAACCAGACCGGTCTCGGCACCATGCTCTTCCAAGTCGTCTGGCGTCATACCAACAAGCGATCCGCTCTCTACCATCCAGCCACTGTTGGCGGTGGTGTTAACAATGTGCAGCTCTTGCGAACTGATCTTGTTGAGCTGCTCTTGCGGTGACAGCAGATTACGCACCATGCCGAACGGACGGCCACGGCGGAAATACGCAAAGTACGGAACAATCGTGAAACCGGCGTACGGTGACCAGTCATCGTGCAATACGACCTTGTCACAGGTAACTGTCCAGCGAACCTTCTTCTGAATCTTGCTGATGATCTCTAGGCCGTACTTCTTACCGAACGCTTTGAGCTTTCGGTCGTTCCAAGCCTCTGGTACCGGTCGCTGGTCACCCGTTTCTGGGTCGACATAGCACTGAACACGGGTAACGCGTTTGTGCTGACGCTCGATGACGCGCAGTGCTTTTACATTGCGGTACTCATCCTCGTCGTATGCCGCTGCACCTAAGTAATCGTCGGTCGACTCGGTGTCACCATAGCGGGTCTCTTCGTACTCGACCGAGTCACGGCCAAATGTGTTGCCGTTCTCAGCAATAAACTGCAGCTCTTCCGCCTTCTTGGTGCCGTACATCTCCTCGATCTCGTCCAAGGTCATCCACTTGGTCTCAAAGATCTCGTTCCATGTCTTGGGGTCATACTCCTTGGCGTCTGGATCAATCAGAATGTCCAAAGGATCCTTCGCAGTGATGCGGATCTCACCCTCAACGTGATCGCTAAAGTCCATGCGAACGTCAAAGTATCCGCGACCGTCCATAATCAGACCGTCACTAAACACCTGCTGCTCTACCCAATCGAGCTTGTTGTTGTCAGCAATCTGCATGTACAACTTATTCAGCACCTGAGCGACGTCCTCGCTACCCGCACGACGTGGTTTGAACTGAATGTCAGCACGACGGGTGGACTGCTCGCCCAACACGGTGTTGATCGTCGGCAGAATCGTATTAATAGTCAGAGCAGGTCGACCTTCTGCATCGAGCATGGACACATCGTCCATATCCCACTGCTCACCCTGATAAAACGCATCACACTTCTTAGCCATGTGGATGTATTCAAGGTGTCCGTTGTCCCGAGCACGCACATAGCGGTCGTATTGTGTGCTCGCTATTTCCATCTCCTCTGCGGGAGACAGTGATTTCATTTTCTTGTGGTGCGCCATCGTTAGGAACTCATCGCTGATTTAGATTTAGGGGTCGCTGTTAGATAATCGAGCCGGTCTCGCCAAGACGGTTCTTTGTAAACGGGTGTGTGATAGCTGGCGAACTCCGTCATCATCAAACCAAGCCATGCCAACGCATCAACTTGGTCGTCGTGGACACCGTTGGGGAAACGCAACATCTCAGCCACTAACGGGCCGGTGAACACTTCGTCCTTGGGAAACCACACCATGCCCTGCTGCATCCGGCCTTGAATGGCGCGGGCTCGGGCTTCTTTATCGCGACGTCCTGTCTTCAGGTCTTTGATGAATGCTTCATACAGACCGCGCTCTCGGATCCGTTTCTCTAGGAACGGGCCTAGCGCCATCTCGATATGACCTTTCTCAATGCCGATCATCGAGGGCTTCCACTGCTCATAGAGATCTAGGATCCGCTCGACAATCTCAAAGCCGTCAAAGCGTCCGCGTACAACGTCCACAATGAACAACTCGTCAAATTCGTTTACGCCAATGACCATGCCGACCGAATAGTCGTTACGGTCGTTTTTACCAATGGCTAAGTCCCATGCGCAGTAGTAACGCATGGCGTCAAAGTCGACATCATCCGACTCGTAGTACTGGATCATGTCGCGAGTAAAGTAGTCACCGTCATCTGCGACGGGATTCTGCTGATACAAAGCCGACCAATCTCTAGGGCCTACGGCCTTTCGTATACGGTCTAGTGATACAACGTCGTAACGCTCTGGGTGCAAGGCCTCACCAGAATCGCGGAACTCTTCGTCCTCTTCAGCAATCGCGGGGTAACGGACAACCTCCCAGTCGTCTCCACCCTCGGTGGTGGCCTTTAATAAACGACCTGCAAGATCATCGTCGTGCCAGCGAGTAAGAATGACCAGAACACCGCCGCCGGGAGCCAAGCGGGTATACGCCGTAGACGTATACCAGTCCCAGTTAGCATCTCGATTATTTTGGCTTTCAGCATCTTCACGGTTCTTAACTGGATCATCGATTACTAATATGTGTGCGCCCTTACCAGTGATACCACCGCCCACACCAGCAGCAACAAAGCCACCGCCGTTAGTAGTGAGCCAAGCCTCTGCGGACTGAGATTCTGGATCCAGGCGCGTATCGAAGGCTGTTTTGTAACTAGGCTCTCTAAGTAGTCCACGAACTTTTCGACTGAATCCCATAGCAAGCGAACCCGAGTACGAACATGAAATAAACTCGTGCTGTGGGTTCCTGCCAAGGTGCCAAGCCGGAAACGCAATCGACGCCAAAGTTGACTTGCCGTGTCGCGGAGGTAAGAAAAGCATGAGCCGAGGAGACTCCTTCGCCACAACCTTCCTACTAAATTCTTCAAGTCTTCTACAGACATCCTTATGCACCCATCCCGCTTGATAGTCGGGGCTGAACCGCTCAACGAACGGTAACAACCGCTTTCGAGTTAGGAACCGTAGTGCTAGCTCGGCTCTTGCTTTGTCTTCAACCGATTGCGCCTCTGTTACTTCTTCTTCTACAGGCGCAGCGGCAGCCGGTATCGACTCAACCTCGTCGGCCTTGCAGTAGACACAAAATCCATCTCGCCCTGAGTACAGGGTCTCGGGGTGCAGGTTCTTGCACCGCTTACATTCCTGCATTGGAATGTCAGTCATCGTGGCGCATCACTTAGTGAAGGCTTATAGAAGTCAAAGCTCACCGAGTTTCGATCCGCCTTCACGTTTTTGTGATTTTTTCTGGCGTAAAGATTGGCGAAATGGATACCGGTCTTAGCATCTACGCCCGCTTTGCCCGCCGGAAGCCCTTTGACGCGCCCTGCTTCGATATCCGGCAGGTACTTCTTGTACGCTTCAGAGTCACTTAGCTCTTTGCCCGTCTCTCGGTCATAGCCTGGGACGGTATAGATCATCCCTTTATGCTCTACGCCCTTCGCATTAACCGTCATCACTCGGCCATCCGATGTACGCGCTGCTTTTTTAGCGCGGACAGTGTCTGAGTGATATTGATTCACAAACGACATGTACTCTTCCATCGAAGGCAAACTACTCATCGGCTTGTGGCTCCAGATACGACGTATCCTTGCCCGCAATCTTCAACAGATCTTCGTCCGACATACGCTCCAACTGCTTGGGCGTAGCGTCTATGTTGATATTTACCTGCGTCGCGTTGTCTGGGGTACTTAGACCATGCAACTTGACCAGACTGTCCACGGTATTCTTCATCTCAGTAGCAGTAGCCGACGCCTGATACGCGTCCATGTACATCACGTGGGCGTTTGCGGCGGTGAACTTCACCTCTTCACGCATCTGCTCGCGAAAATACGCCAGTGCTTTGGCAACATTGGGCCGTTTGACCGTGTCATACACAGCATTGGCGCTGGTATACCCCGCACCACGGCCCGCAGCGGCAAGCGTCATCCCACTCAGGACAAGCATGACTAACTTCTCTTGCTGAACAGTAAGCTCTCCCATCTCCAAACCCATGTAGGGCATATGAGATTCGAACTCAGCTACATCAGTGATAGGTTCTTGCGGCTGTTTGCTCAGCGATTTCTCCACTAAGATCCTCGTCTAAAAATACGAATAGCGGGGCATAGTCTGCGAACCCCTCTTCGGTAAGATTTTCCAGTACGTCATCGACCGAAAACTGTGTTTCGACCAAACGTGCGTCATAGACCAGCACCTCTTCCCCCGTAGGGCCGATACCAGTGCCAAGAAGCGCGTGTTCCATACCTTCAATGGATATCATTTTGACCTTGGACATTGGCGAATAGTACTAGTTGTACTATTTAGTCACAAGACTTTTCATAGACGCTCTTAATCCAGAAATAGAATTCACCCTCGTCCATTTTGTGCTTCATGATATTGACCGCATAACAGACTAAACGGATGTTATCGACGGTGTAGCCGATACGGGGGTTTATACGGTCGACGCTGGCGTTGAAATCTTTGTGCCCCGAACCGTCACGGTGGTGCGTCATCACTAAACCCGTAGCTTCGCACCTGCCATTTTGGGCTTCCCACAGGTCTATAAGATCTTGGACGTTGATCTCCCATGTGAACCCCGCTTTGACGCGGACATGCTTGGAACTGGCGTGCAGTTTAGTAAGGAATGCGCGGTAATTAGAGCTACCGTTTTCACGTGCAGTGGCCTGAGTGCATGTCTTGCACTTGGATCGTGGTTTTATACCGGACGTTGTCTTGTCGGTATAAAAACGTTTTAGAGGCATATGCTGCTTGCACACCCTGCAGTAATACAGGTCTTCGTTGTTGCTGTCGGTAGTCATGTACGCCTTGGTCAGTGGCCGGTTGCATATAGTACATAAACTACTGTTTTTTCTGCTGAAAAATTTTTTTGAAAATTTATTCCAGAATCGCTCACACACTATCTCCCCATCGCTGCACCAGCCACCCCCATCCCCCGGATCGCACACTGGAACCTTGTTTCGTATTACAAACTTGGAACCTTAGATCTGGTACCCCTCCTCGTTCCTCGTCGGCAGTCGGTTGTATTGATGTCATTAACCATAGGAGAAAGACAATGGCACTAGCAAAAGTATCGATGGTTCGAGTAGGCAAGAAGAACAAAACAGCCATCTATATTCAGTCAGCTTCAGGCAACGTATATCGCCTGCATCCACAAACGGTACGCGAGCAAGTCAAATGCGGTCGCACCATCGAGCAGATGATCGCCCACATCACCACTCGGGCAACCATCAACACCAAGTTCTACACCAAGGTTAGGGGGTAATTCTATGAGCTTCAATCTTAAAGCCAGAGCACTGGCACTAAAGACCAAGTACGTAACCGACGCCAACATCGCCAAGGTCAAAGACGCCTCCGACAAGGCTGTTCAATACGCCAAGGACAATCCCTCCGACATCATGGTGGGTCTCATCACCCTCATGGTCATGGACATGGACGATTCAATCGACGCTATCGAGCAATCGACTGACATCTCTGCATTCGTAGACGCCGACGCGTACTACCGACGCTAACCAAGGGGCCTTCGGGCCTCTTTCCTTTAACCTAGCTGGCCAACGACGTGCCACTTCTCCTGTGACAACGGCGTCGTGCCCCCCGTGCAAGTGTGTGCCATGTGTGCCACGTGCGTGCCACTTGCGTGCCAGCTGGATTTCGCCAAGTGGCACACACCTAAGCCCTTGATCTTACACAGGTTTCCCTTCAAAAAGCGCATTTGCGTGCCATGTGTGCCACCTAAAACAGACCTTGTTTTTTTTATTTCTTCTTTTCACGTTTTTCTTTTTTTTTCTACTAACCCAATTTTAAGTGGCACACATGGCACACATTT